CAATAAGCAAAAAAAGCAGAGCCTAGTGCCCTGCTTTTTTCGTGTCTATAGTATCACCCTACAAGACTCTTGCGCTTTTCGGCAATCTTGCCGTTGTTCTTCTCCAGGAGCATATCACGCAACTCCTTCGTGATGCCTTCTTGTACGAGCAGCTTGACCTTCATGTCTGCCAACTCCTTCAAGATAGCCTCATCAGTTGGCTTATCTTCCTTGAACATCGAACCTACACCATTCAGCAGCCAGTCATACGAAACATCCATAAACGTGGATTTTATGTGCATGATAAAGTCTAGAGTAGGGTCTTTTGTGCCGTTGAGATAGTTGTTTACCGTAGTGTATTTCATCCCTATCTTGGCTGCAAAAGCCCTGCCACTCAGATTGTTATAGTTCCTAAGCTCATTTACTCTTCCAACAATATCCTTCATAACGTATTAATGTTTAAATGTTTAAATATTCTTTAAGTAAATATAAATAAATATGCAAATCCTTGGATATTTCTCCAAAAAGACGTATCTTTGCACCCGTGATTCGGACAACGTTTATACGTTTCTCCATCATTTAATGTTTTACATGTGCAAAGATAATAAAAAAGTATGGATAAAGTAATATTTAAACCGAAAATTTTGATAAGAAAATCAAAAATCGGTAAAATCGCTAAGTCGGTCGGCTGCTGCAATGCGGCAGTTTACAATGCAATAACATTTAGAACCAATAGCGATTTGGCAGTAGATATACGAAATGTCGCCTGTAACAAGTATGGTGGCATCCTCGTGAAGAAGTTCCCTGAACTTGTGGAAGATAAGTTATAAGCCGTTGGACTTTTAGATAAATTTTGTTTTATAAGAGTTGTTAAAGCGTTCAGCCTTCATCCTGCGTGAGTAGGGTGGAGGTTCTTAGAAAGAAGTTAGGTTCTTAGTTTTATAATATGTTTTTAGGTTATATGATTCATAGACGTTAAGTTTTAAAAAACAAAGTTTAGCATTTATGTTATCGAGCACTCCGGTTCGTGAGGATAGGAGTGTACATGGCATCTTAGCTCAGTAGGTAGAGTGCTGCAAGGATGGTTGCAGAGGTCGGTGGTTCGAGTCCACTGGGTGCCTCATTCGTTGCGTGATATTGTTATTATTATATATAGCAACCGCAACAAGGTCATTGCCAGTAGGTAGGCATAAGTTCTTTGACATATTGGAAAAGTAAAGCCGAGAAAATTCGTTCTAAAAATAGGGGTGCAGGCGCACTTTTTGTATTTAAAGACAGTTGAATGTGATTAGCCATAATTGCAATAATGCTGCATCCCAACAGCGGTGAGCATGGCTCTCAAATTCGTGGTAGCGCACGATGCCGCTTCATCCGCCTATGGTGTAACGGAAGCACGCCCGAAAGGAAACAGATGTGTAAATCCTTAACTATTCTTATCAAATCGGGAAGATAGGTTCGACTCCTAGATGGTGGACAAAATATTTTATATATTTTTTTCCATTTGCGTTGTGGAGACAACGCGCATTATATAATAGTAAATTTTCGCAAAGCCCTGCTCGTCCGTGGAGGATAGGCAGGGTTATCTTAAACTTCAAAAACAATTAGCGTATGCTTAGATTATTCTCAACTCGCTCATATCAAGACCGAGTGAACGATATATACAGACAATTAGAGCGTAACGCTTGGTGTCCCCTTGAGATATTCGAGCGAAAAATACGCAAGATAAATATGCTGAACTCACGAATCAAGAATCTGGCAGCAGACCTTGGACGAGAGGAAGGCGAGTACGAAACTTTAAATACGAAACTTTATGATGAAGAGATATAAACCCCTAAAGAGAACTCCAATCAAGAGAACTCCATGGGATAAGGCAAAGAACGAACAGGAAAAGAAAAAGGCGAAGGCTGGACTCAGTAAGCCAGCACTCATCAAGAAGCTCGATAGGTGGTTTTCTCTCTATATCCGACTTCGTGATGTAAACGATGAAGGTGTGTTTCAGTGCCCAACTTGCAGACGTATCTTACCTTTCTCTAAAGGCGATGCAAGCCACTATTGGGGACGTATTCACATGGCAACGAGATTTGATCCGGACAACGTGACAATCGAATGCCAATATGATAACAGATTCAACAGCTCTCATCTGATATACTTGGGTAAGTATCTAGAAAAGAAACTTGGCTCAAAGAAGATGGAACTTCTAGAATGGAAACATCGCCAAGCCAAGAACTGGTCTCTGTTCGAGCTGCAAGAGCTTATAGAGTTCTACAGGAAGGAAGTTGAACGACTTAAAAAAGAGAAGCATTATGACGAATGGGCTAAGAGTCTGTAAAATTTGCGGTGAAGCTAAGCCGATAACAGATTTTTATGGTAAAATATATACTTGCAAAAGATGTGTTTGCCGTAAGAATAATCAGAAAGTAGTGAGCCGGAATTTGGAAAAGCATCCAGACCTGCAGGGTAAGGTCTGGATGGATGTTGTTGGCTTTGAAGGTTTGTATAAGGTTAGCAATATTGGGCGTGTTCGTTCAAGTAGAAGAGGTACGATTATGATTCCTCATCCTCTTAAAGATGGCTATTTGAGAATTCGTTTAAGAAAAGAAGGAAAAGACTTTTCTTTCTTAGTTCATCGTCTTGTTGCTATGGCATTCATTCCTAACCCCAACAACTACGATACGATAAATCACAAGGATTTCAATACACAGAATAATTGTGTAGAGAATTTGGAGTGGTGTACTCAAAAGTACAATAACAAGTACAGTCGTGATGCTGGTCATTATCATTATTCAGAAAAGGCAAGGGAAGCAGCAAAGCGGAATAGAAAAATTTCTGACGAGTTAGCGATAAAAATCTTTGATGACTATAAGAAAGGTATGAAGCAAGCTGATTTAGCATCAAAGTATGATGTAACAAGAGCCTTTGTTTGTAGATTGGTGCATGGTAGGTGCAGGACCGAGTACACCAACCAATCCTTAGAGAAAGACTTAAAGATAAAGTTTTCTGATGATGAAATAATATCCATGAATGAATCTTTTAAGAAAGGTATCTCTTTAAAGAGTATAGCAGAAAGGTTCAACACATCAAGTACTTATGTCGGTTCTCTTGTGTTCGGAAGAACCGAACGTTCTAGAAAACTTGTTGAAAAGGGTTTAATGACAACACCTAAAGTAGAAAAGCCAATCCCGCAGAAAAAACTTTATAAGGATGAAATACTAAGATTTCATTCTGAGGGGATGAGCCTTCGGAAAATCAGATTAGTTTTAGGAATTAAAGGACACGGTGTTGTTGCAGAAGTAATAAAAGAATTTAAAGATAAAAATAATGAGTAGTAAATTCGGTACAAAAATTAAGGTAGAGCGCACACCGAAGTCGGTTGCTTTCCCGAAAAGGCATACAACGATGATGCCGCTTATGACCTTCGTAGGAACTGGCGTTGAGGTCTTCCCACATCAGCGTTTTTGTGTTCCGCTCGGATTCAAAATCCAGTTGCCATCCAACATGAAGCTGCTGATCCAGCCACGTAGCGGCATGTCGGGCAAGGGTATGGTGATTCATGTATGGTTCCCATCTTGGATGGGTGGCGGATATTTAGGTAAGGTAAGAGAGAATCTTGATGTGATTCTCGGTCTGATTGATTGCGGCTATGGGGAGGAGGTTCATGCCATCGTCAAGTCGGGCAGATGGAAATGGAAGAATCGCATTTTGCGAGCACTCGGTTTCCGCTTCTTCATCCATCAAGGAGAAGCGTATCTGCCAAGGTGCCTTCACATACGTTCCGTCAGTAGAACTGGTGGGTGGAGTCGTTACCGGCACACGCAGCGGTCTAGGCTCAACAGATAAGGATAAATAATGCAATTTTAATGTTTTTTCATTTTTCCCTGCCCATTTCTTGGGTAACCCGAGTGTGGACAGGTTTTTAAAGCACAATCATGGGCAAAAAGAATATCAGACAGAATTATTTCAACAAAATCAGAAAAGTTACTGAGGACGTTGACAAGGCAGGAGAGCAAGGAAAGCATTTCCGCTGCATCCTCCTCATGGGTGATGCCAACACAAAGCAAGGCTTCTCCTTCATCCACGCATCAGATGCGGACCTACAGCAGCTTCTCCTTCATGCCATGCGACATAGCAATGCGTTCACCTACGCAGCCGCATGCGCTTTTGAAGCATACGACAAGGAGTTAAGAGGTAAAGGTAAACAAGAACAAAATAACGAGAATACAGATGAAACAGATTCAGTTCAAGAAGCTTAGACTTCTCAATTTTTGCGGCATTCGCAATGCTGAGTACGAGTTTGGTGATGAACTCACCATCATCAAGGGAAAGAACGGATTGGGCAAGAGTACCATCGCAAATGCCATCCTCTACACCCTCTTCGGAAAGGATATCAACGGCAATTCGCTCGACATCAAGACGTTCGACAAAGACCATAACATCATCAAGGAGATACCTCATGAGGTGGAGCTTACGGTTAGAATGCTCTACACAGGTACGGAACCAGCGTTTATGAGCGAAATCGTCTTGAAGCGCACGCTGACAGATTCGTGGAAGGGCGAAGAATGCAGAAACACTTTCAAGTACTTCGTGAATGGCGAGATTTCCACCGCAAGCGATTTCAAGGACGTAGTGGATTCCATCTGCCCAGAAGACGTTTTCCGTCTCTGCTCATCAACCCGAGATTTCGTTTGCCGCCCTTGGCAGGAGCAGCGCAACAAGTTGCAGGCACTCGTCGGCAATATCACCACCAATGATATTGCGCAGGGCGACGAGAAGTTTGATTTCGTGGTCGAAGCCCTTAAGCAGCAGGACATCGATAAGTACGTTCATCACCTCAAGTACTCTCGCAAGGAAGTGCAGGATCAGCTTGATTCCGTGCCTATCCGCCTTGAAGAGTTGAATAAGTCACTGCCCGAAGCGCAGGATTGGGAAGCCTTGACTACCGAGAAGGCTCAACTCAACGATAAACTTGTGTGGTATGCCAACAAGATTCAGGAGATTCGTACTGGCGGTGCCGACAAGGTGCGCCTTGATGCCATCCGCAAGAAGATAGACTTTGCTGAGAAGCGCAAGCGTAACATGGAGCAGGGCGCATTGAACCTCTTCACCGAGGTTACAACCAAGCATCAGAGCGATGTTATTAACGCCAATACAGCCGTAATGGTCGCTCAGCGCCTTGTAGATGATTTGAAGGCAGAAATGAAGGGTCTCAACGATACCAAGATTCATGCCGGAAAGCAGAAGGAGGAGTGCGAGAAGCAGGCAAACGAAATCAATCAGAAGACGGATGAAGCGAATGCCAGCACTTGGGAGTGGAATGCTGAGGATGGCATCTGCCCGCATTGCGGTCAGCCGCTTCCTGCCGAAGACGTGGAGCGCATCAAGAAGGAATCTGAGCAGAACTTCAACAACCGCAAGGCTAACACATTGAAGAAGCTTGATGAAGACTTTGACAAGTTGCAGGAAACATACACCAACTTGAAGAAGATTCTCGAAGATGCCGACAAGGACATGCAGGACAACATGAACAACATGACTGCAGCGCAGAAGCAGTTGAAGGAAGCCGAGTTCAAGAAGCTGGAGGTGGATGCAGACAAGCCGAAGACCTACGAGCAGATTCTTGCCGAGAAGGAAGAGTATCAGCAAGTAGTGAAGGAACTTGCCGACTTGCAGGTTGAACTCGACAAGCCATCCGAGACCAGTTCGGAAGAGACCGCCAAGATGCTCACTGAACTCGAAAAGAAGCGTGAGCCTATCGGAATCCGATACAATGAGGTGCTCGAATTGCTTGGCAAAAAGGAAGCCTTCGACCGCATCACCGCTCGCATCGCAGAGATTAATGAGGATAAGTTGACCTATCAGACTCAGCTCGATGAACTTGACGAGCAGCTTGATGTGGCAAGAGAGTACAACCAGAAGGCAGGTCAGCTTCTCGAAGACCGAGTAAACGAGCATTTCCGCTTCGTGAAGTGGTCTATGTTCAAGACCAATCTCAAAGGCGAGCGTGAAGCCACATGCGAGTGCTATCACGATGGTGTGCCATATCGCCGACTCAACACGGCTGCAAAGGTGAATGCAGGAATCGACATTGCCTACACCTTCGCCAAGTACAACGAGATTGAGGTGCCAATGCTGCTCGACGAGTGCGAGAGCGTGAACCACCCAATTTGTCGTGGCGGTCAGCAGATCAGAATGGTAGTAACCACCGATGATGAGTTGAAGTTTGAATATCCAGCCCCTACGGTTATGGAGTAAATGAAGTAGAATTTATCAAAAATATAAATCATGGCAGAAACAGCAGTAGCAAAGCAGCCATCGCAGAAGGCGTTGGCGGTTAAGAATTTCCAGGCGGTAATGAACAATAGCTATTACCAAAGCCTGTTACAGAACACTTTGAAAGAGAATAAGGGAACCTTTACCACTAGCTTGATGGAGCTTGCCACGTCAGATGAAAAGCTTCTGATGTGCTCACCTAATGCGCTGATGGCAGAAGCACTGAAAGCAGCATCCCTGCATCTTCCACTCAACAAGCAGTTGGGGCAGTGTTATATCCTTCCTTTCAAGAACCATGGCGTAATGACTCCTACGCTCGTGGTTGGCACCAAGGGCTATCTCCAGTTGGCAATGCGAACTGGCAAGTACGAGACCATCAACTCTGATGTGGTATATGAGGGTGAACTGAAAGGTTATGACAAGGTAACTGGTAATCTTGATTTGTCTGGCATTCGCACATCAAATGTGCCAATCGGCTACTTCGCATACATGAAGATGAAGAACGGATTTTCCAAGCTTCTCTACATGTCGCTCCAAGAGGTATGCCTTTACGCCAAGCAGTATAGCCCGACGGTCAAGTTCAGCGACAAGATTACACCCGATAGTTTGAAGCAGATTGCACTAGCGCAGGCAGCCAAGGGAGTGAGTGATGGAGTGGGCTGGAGTTCCAACTTCGAGTCGATGGCATTGAAGACGGTGCTGAGAAGACTTCTCTCTAAATGGGGCGAGCTTTCCATCGAGAATAACGATATTCTCAATATTGACGAGGCACCATCTGCAGAGCAGCAGCGTGACGAGGAGTTTGCCGAGGACAAGAAGGTTATCGTGGTTGATGCCGAGACTGGCGAGGTTAAGGAGCCTGCAGGAGCCAACACCCAAGCCGCCGCATCTACTGCAGCAGATGCACCAGCATCATCACATCGTAAATTGAGCTAGTATGAAGTTAATCATCATCGGTTCTTCATCAAAAGGAAATTCGTATGCCCTTCAATCAGATTCGGGAGAAATCCTGCTGATTGAAGCAGGCATACCCTTAAGAGAGGTGAAGAGAGCTATCGGGTACAAGACGAGTAAGGTAGAGGCATGCTTGTGTTCTCATCGACATTCAGACCATGCCAAGTATATCAAGGAGTATGACAAGGCTGGAATTGTAGTTTATTCCAACGCCAACGTATCGCAGCATTTCCCTAATTGTGTAAGAACTTTGGGTTGCGAGTGTACTCATTGTTTTGGTGAATTTAGTGCCACACCTTTTTTTGTAAAGCATGATGAGGATGCACCAAATTACGGTTATCTGATTCGTCATAAGGAAATCGGAACCATCTTCTTTGCCACGGATTGCTACAATCTGAATTTCGTTATCCAAGGTTGCAATACCTATCTTGCAGAGTGTAACTATTCGGATGAACTCCTAGACAAGGCAGTGGCAGAAGGCAAGACTCCACGAAGTCAGGCTGATCGTGTTCGCCTATCCCACATGAGTCTCGAACACGCCGTTTCGTGGTTGCAGGATTGCAAGGCAGAGCAGTCAGCCCACCAAATCATCCTCATTCATGGTTCCGCCCGTCACCTCAACCCGACCAAGGCAGTAAATAAATTCCAACAGGTCTTTGGCATACCTGTATATTATGCTCAGAAAGGACTTGAAATCAATCTAAAGTAATCAGATATGGCAGTATTCGCAAATTTGAAGGATTCGCCTACCTACATGGAGGCATTGAAAGAGATAGAAACGGCAAAGGAGGCAGGCTATAGCTTGGAAATCAAGAAGTTCCATCCCATCGCCACCAACCAACAGAAAGCCTATCTCAACTTCATCATCACCTATCTATCCGGCAAGATAGGGCAGACGTTCTACCAGACTCTCAGCGAGATTCAGAAGAACGTAGCTCCCCACGTCTTCATGACCGGGGAATACGACAAGCACGGCTATCCCAAGTTCAAGTCACTGGGCTTGCTCAATACCGCAGAAGCATCATCGGTAATCCGAAACATCATCGACTATGCACTAAGCATAGACATCATGCTTCCCGAGCAGAATGATGAACTGACAATGAAGTATTGTCAGCGAGACATTGACTCAAACAAGGGGTGGGTGTAACAATAACTTAAAACAAAAAAGCTTATGAAAACATTAAAGGAAGTCATTGCCGAGGCTAACAACTATGCCCCCGACAACGAAGCCTTGCGTGAAGCCTTTGTGCAAGGCGCAAGATTCATGATAACTTGCAGGTACTACAAGGAGCAGCCGATATTCCCGAGAGAGAACGAGGTGGAGACCGTGGATTTGCAGGTAACGGTGCCAATAGAAGATGGTCTCATTGTTCCAACCTTCGATGAGTTCTGGAATGCCTATGCCTATAAGAAGGGACGCAAGAAAGCTAAGGAGAAATGGGATAAGCTGAAGCCGAACGAGAAGGTAGCCTGCATGACGGCGGTTCCTGCCTATGTTGAGAACACCATGATTCCAGGTTCGGCATACACTGGCACCAAGAAGCAATTCAGAATGCACCCCCTTACTTACCTTAATGGGGCAAGATGGGAAGATGAAATTTATCCAGTACAGAGTTATGAGCAACAACGAGCTATCGACCTCACCGCAAAGGCAGCAAGAATCCTTGGTTCCGATTATCAAGGATAAGCCTGATTACGTCCGCCCTGTCTCCTTCTCGGATGCCATTTGCAAGAGCAACACCACCTTGCTCACCATTCAGAAGCAGGGTGGGCTACGCTCACTAGTCGGATGGGTCAAAGGCAGACTGATAGAACTCTTCACCTTCCTCGGAGTCTTCGACATCGTTACCGAGTATCAGATTCAGATGCTCGCCACAAGAATCTGTGCCAAGTACTACTACTGGACCACCGCCGAACTCGACTACGCATTTATCTCTTTCATAGATGGAAAGTATGGCAAGCTATATCAGCATAAGCATGGAGAAAACAATACTACCATCAATCCGCAGGAACTGATGAGAGCATTCAGCGCATACGAGAAAAACCTTCTGAAAGAACGTGGAAGGATAGAGGACGAGCGCAAGAAGCAGGAAGAGGCAAGGAAGGCAACTGAAGAAGCCAAGAACCCACATGGCGTAGAAGCTTGGAAGATTTATTGCGAGAAGAACAATCTTGACCCATCCGCTCATCGCATTCATACCGTAGATATGAGCAAGCATGATGTTAATCAGGTGCTCTACAAGGATGAAGAAGAGAGAAAGATGGCAGAAAAGAAGTTCTATCGCAAGGACCTACGCAAACAACAATAGAATAGTTAAACAGAAAAACAAAGAAATGATGAATGTAATTCAATTTGACACGATGATCGTGTTGGCATTTTTGTGGATAGCAGCAATAGCTATCATAGTCTACGACCGCATCAAGTATCGCAAGTACTACGCATCCCAAGGCAAGATGATAGTGCTTCGCATGAACAACAACTATGTAAGAGGCATACTAGCCAACAAAGGCATCAACCTTTGCCAGTGTGCCTACTACAACACCAACAATTATCTCTACACCATTGATGGCGAAAGAGTATGCGGTTTCACCGAAGGCTGCACCCATCTGATTGAAGATGCTACCAAGCATCACCAGGAAGTGATAGATTGCGGCATCAACATCAACCGCTTTGTGTATGAGATTGAGAAGCTGCAGAAAGAGTTTGGAGTGAAGGAGGGGTAGGCATGATAGACGATAAGAAAATAGAAAAAGCTGCACGACAAATATCAGAAAAGGTTGTAGATGCTAAAGGTTTTGATGATTCAAATCCGACACATCTTGCATTCGCAGAAGGTCATGTTGATGGTTTTAACGCAGGTGCTAAATGGGCTATCAATGAGTTCTTGAAGAACTTGTGGCATCCTGCTAGCGAAAAGCCAAAACGTAGATGCAACTATTTATTGCTTCATTACAAAGACAAAGAAGAAGAATGTTTTGAAGCTGATGTCGTCGATACAAAGGCTTGGGATTGTTACATTAAAGGCTCATTAGCAGAATATATCAATATTGATGATTTGTTCCCAAAGGAAGGAGGTGAGGGATGAAAGAGCTTAAAGGTGGCGAAAGAGTTGTCTTGGATATCGTTGTAACTGAGACTGCAACTTGTGCGGGTTGCTTCTTTGAAAGTAAGGGTGCTTGTGAAGTTTGGAAAAAATATCCATGTGTGAGTACACGACGTTCAGACCACAAGAATGTAATCTTTAAAGAAGTTAAGAAGCAAAGCGTATGAATACAAGCAGCTATTTACGAATAGAAAAGGGATTTGATATATCTAAGATAACTGGGGCTATACCTCAGAATATCGGAGAAGGATTTCAGTTTAATCTCTCTGGTAAAACATATACAACTATGGGTAGCTATACTAAAGACAAAAAAAGACTCATGAATATCGAAATTAGTTCTTTTTGTGGTCTTTGTGGTGGCGCAATACATTATTATGCAACATTGTATATTAATGTAAGCAATGTGTGTGGTAATAGTTCTGTAGGAGGATATTTGGGAGGGATTGAAATTCCGAATGAGTATAAATCCATCAAAGGGGAGTTTGTCAGACCTCTCACTCAAAAGGAGAAAGACGAACAACCAGATAGATGGGATTATTGGTATCAAGTAGGAGATTTAGTTAATGCCTTTGAATCTCTCGAAGAATTAGAAGGCTTAATTAAAAACTTCAAAAAGAAGTTCTCTTCTAAGGAGTGGAAAGTTGAGATAATACGCAATTATTAATTGCCTTCGGGCATAAATAGAAGTAATATGAAACATAAGTTTACGGTTGTCATTGAATCTAATGATGATTCTGAGGACAGAGAAGTAGTTAAAGATTGTCTGAAAGACTGGCTTGAAATGAATTGTGGACAAGAAAAGGACTTGGGCGGCTATCCAGACTGGAAGTCAGTAGTAGTTGAGTAATAAACCATCCCTTATGGAATATAAATATAAGTAATATGAAAACGTATATTGGAACTAAGGTCATTATGGCAGAGCCTATGACAATGACAGAAGCACAGAAAGTGCTTGGTAGAGAAATTAAGCCAGCAACCGTTGAGGAAGATGGCTACTTGGTAGAGTACAAGGACGGATATAAGTCTTGGTCTCCTAAGAGTGTGTTTGATGAAGCCTACAAACCTTTTGAAAGCTTCATGGATAGACTTCACATTGAGTACAATGAGTTGAATGATAAATTAGGAAAGCTTAATACCGCTTTACAGAAAGATGATTTCCGTGAGAAGGTAGGAGACTACCAGTATCAGTTAATGATACAGCAGAAAGTCGGCATGGGTATATATCTTAGCTCATTAGAAGCTCGTATTGTAGAGCTAGATTCATACTCATTTTGTAAATCGCCTTCATTATGTAAATCAAAAGACAAGTAACTAACCACCCTCTCCTTGGCAACAGGGAGAGGGTAAAAAGAAGAGAATATGATTAGATTTGAATATCGAACCTATTGTAACGAGTATAAGATAATAAAGGTAAGCAGAAAAGCTTATATTATTAAATATATAGATTACTACCAGCATATTTGCTGGATGGTTAAGGAACATAAGTTCAAGTCTAGATTAAAGGCAGAGAAACATATTAAAAAACACTTTCTTGTGGAGGATAAGCAACCATCAAAGTTAAATGCAATATGAAGAAAAGAAAGATAAGCAAGTGGCGCATCAAGCGTGGAGTTAATTTCAATAACGAAATGAAAAGAGGTAAATATGGGTGGAATGAAGCTGCTCATTTAGGTTTATTTGATTAAGGAGAATAAGCAATGAACAAAGAAAAAATAAAAACAGCTATTGAAAAGACTATTCGTTATATGAATGGTAACTATTATTCAAAATTTGAAGAAAAAATGATTGTTGGTTACTTGGAAGGAGCACTTAAAGAGTTGGAGGACTAAGCAATGGCAATATATAGAGTGGATTATTTCAAAACATATAATTCAAAATATGTTATGGTTGAAGCAAACTCAAAAAGAGAAGCAATCAATAAGGCAATAGAAGAAAGCCATTGGCAAAAATATCCTGTAGATTTTTTAACCTTTAACTATACTGCTACTCTACAAGACCGCAAGCCTAAAAATGTTTCTCCAATATGGGTATCTGCCAAGGATGAGCTACCACCAGTAGATAAAGAAGTTATTGTCCTTACTACAATCGGAAGAATTAGTTTTGGACATATAGTAGATAAAAAGATAGCCAAAGACTACAATGGATGGAATATTCCTGATGTAGAGTACTGGCTACCATTCGTTGACCCGAAAAATGATGAATAATTATGGATTTTATGAACTCAGAGCGTAAGGCTCGCAAACCTCACAGATGTTATATGTGCGGTTGCGAAATAGAAGTAGGACAAAAATATATTCGTCAGTTTGCTCCTGAATATAGGTCTGCAATCTGTATGCACAAGGAATGTGATGAACTCCTAAATCACGAAGGTTTCTGTGATGAAGAATCTGGCGAGGGTACAAGTGATGATTTCTTTTGCAACGCAATCTTTGATTACGTCAACGAACATCATCTTTCTTCTGATGGAAAAGCGTTTGATGAAGGATGGGATGCGCCTATATATGAACAAGTAAAACTAATTTTAAAAGAATTGGAGGATTGATTATGACAAAATTTAAAGTAGTTAGATATTGGGATACATATCCCGATGGAATTGTGGCAATTTGCGATACAGAGGAAGAGGCTGAGAAGATATGCAAGGAATATCGTAGAAACCGCAAGCCTATGTATGACTATTTAGTCAGAAAGGAGGGTGAATAATGACTAGAGAAGAGTTAAAAAATAATTATGAAAATGACATCTGTGAGTTATGCTGCCGAGAGTATTTTGTTAACAGGGAATACCCAGAATCGCTTTGCGAAGGTCGGTATTGCGAAGAGGTAGAAGATTATTTCGCAGATGAACATAATATAAAATTGGAGGGTTAATTATGGATAGAAATCAATCTAAAAAGTTACTGCCTATTATTCAGGCATACTCAGAAGGAAAGACCATACAAAGCAGATGTATTAAAGGTGATACATCACTTTGGTATGATGATGAAGACCCAAGCTTTGATAATGATTTTGAGTACCGCATTAAGCCAGAGTCAAAGTACCGCCATTTTAAGGGCGCAGAAGAGTGCTGGCAGGAAATGAAAAAGCATCAGCCATTTGGGTGGTTGAAAGAAGAGGGCAAAGATAACTATAGACTTGTTGGAACCATTAATAATGAAGGATTGTTTTTTGTTAACCATGCAAATAATTGTAAAGAGTTATCTTTTTTGGGTGCAAATAAATGGCTGACCTTTGCCGATGGAGTTCCGTTTGGCGTTAAAGTGGAGGAGAGTTGAATATGAAGAAACAGATAATCTTAGACGAACAAGATATTAAAGTGTTCCACGAGGATGCAGAGCATCTACATTGGCTGTATAACAGAATGGTGTGCAAGCATGGTGAAAGCGTTAACTTTGATTACATGCACCGATTTGCCAAGATATTCAATAAATTAAAGCAATTATAGCGTATGAAGATTAGATTAGCAAAGAAGATTTTGAAAATGATGAGAAGAAGTACTGATTCACGTTACTTCGATTCAGAATATTCAATTAAGGAAGATAGTAGATTCTTTCCTAGATTAAAGTTTCTCTATAAGAAAGCGACTATCAGATGGAATAAGACAAATTGTCCGAGTGCTAACGTTAGCATATTTCGTGCAATCCTTAGGAATTCAAAGTCGTGTGATCGTTGCAAGCATTATAAAGGTAATGAGTTTGTCGGCAGATGTGTCAAACTTCATGTTGATGCAGAAAGCAACGATTGGTGTGCTGGAGCGTTTTTTGTTAAAAAGCGAGGTAAGCATGAAGATTAGGTTGGCTAAGAAGATAATGAGGCACAATACGCCTTATTGGATATTTCGTTACCTCTGCTATAATCGCATATTGTTACCAGGAGCGGGATATAAAGTCGATTTTAAAGACCACCGTATCACCAAGGCGATAAGTTTAACAAAATAAATAGAGTATGAAAATAAAATTATTCAAGAAGATAAAGAACTTTGTACTGAAAGCATTAAAGACTATAGGGATTGCTTTTATCCTTATTCTCATAGCAGACATATTCTCTCTTATTTGGAATGGAGGGCATACTTATGAAGTATATAAAACTGGTCCTTTGTTTTTGTCAGACCTGCACGATGAAGGTTTTTATACATTCTTTTCAATAATGATTATTTCTATCATTATTTGCTATCTCGTAGATTTAGATAATAAAAATAAAAACTAAAAAGTAAGTAACTATGAATAAAACAGATTTATATTCAGCATTGCTCTTCTTGATGTTTAGACTAGAAGAGGCAAAGAGCAACCCGATGTTAGACAAGAACTTTGTCTTGGCATTGACGGAAGTGCTCAGATATTTTCGTGATAACGGAGAGTTGAAGAAAGCCTATGAAATCAAAAAGGATTCATTGGCAAACATGGCTAATAGCCCTTGGATGAAACTTGTAATGGGTATGCTTACCTCAAAAATGCAAGCAGACAAGGTAGATGCAGAACTTCCAGATGTTGATGCTCTGATAAAGGAAAGTACATCTGATGAGTACATCGAAAAGAAAATCAAAGATGTTCTTGGCGAGTAACTACAATCCCCACCCAGTTCACAACCGGGTGGGGCAGTATAAATAATTAATTTATAACAAACATGGAATTAAATTGTGAAACAACAACATTGAGTTTCAGCAAGGGTATGACCAACATACCAAGTGACTTGTTGAGCGAGGATAGTGAACTTTCCTTTTGCGAGGATTTCATCTATCGAAGTGGAGAAATGAAGCCGATTCAGAGAATGGCTAACATAGGGTCTATCGGTGGCAAGATCATGCACGTACACAAGATGGCAGACTATGAGAACATCATTACATACGATGGCTTTCTTGATAATGGCACTATCAAATGGTATGACCGTAAAGCTATATCAAATGGAGAAAAGCAAACTTTCAGTAATATCGGAGAAGTTTCTGACGTAAAATCTATAGGCAATACGCTTGTCGTGGCAACCTCGAAAAGCATTAGATATTTTCTTTTCAAAGGAGGTACCTATAAGGATTTAGGTGCAGATTTGCCTATACCATCGTTCGTACCATTTTTTGAAAAGAAAACATCGGGTTTCAATGTTTATAAATGCGAGCTTTCTCATATTATATCTGGTACAGATAACCACGCTTGGTATGATAGTGATAATAACTTTATCGGATATTTTAATGGTACTCCTAACCAAGAAGAGGGAGACAGATATACACAAGGTGAATACTGCCGTCTTCACACAATTATCAAAGATAGGGAAACTGACTATCTGAATGCAGTGCAAGGATGCGTCATGAAAGGTATCGAAAGAGAGAAAGAAAACAATGTGTTCATGTTCCCATTTTTCATTAGATACGCTCTCAAGCTATACGATGGCACCTATACAAGAATCTCTGCGCCGATAATCTGTTATCCAACGGTAACGAGAAATTGCGAGTTCTATAATGATACTGCCAATGGTAAAACCGATGATTTTTATTTCGAACCTCGCTCTTTCGTATTAAAGTATATGGCAAGTATTACTGATTTTGAAAACTGGAAGGATGTTGTAAAGGAGCTGACTATATTTGCTTCCGACGAAGTGAAACCATACTATAGCTTGGATAGCAAATATACGTCCGAATGGAGAATGTATGCCGGTCCTGCAGAACAAATACCAACTGGGTTTAGCAACATTTGCTACAATACCATTGACGTAACGGTAGAATATACTAATATGATGTCGCAAGAGAAAATCCTACCTAGATATAAGTCGGATGGCGAGATTATCGAAGAACTTCTTAGTAAATCTCAGTTTTATAAATTGGCAAGTCTGAAATTGAATAAGCAAGAAATCGGTTCTTCATTATCTGAGCCAAAAGTGCTTCCGCTAAAAAGAAACGTAGTCAGTACGCTCACTTCGCAAGAACAGCTTAAGAATGATGACTACTATGGATGGGCGCACCTGTATGCCAAGAAAATGTTTACATACAACAATCGAATCAACGTTTTCGATTTGAAACGTTTCCCATTTAAGGGATTCAATAATTTCTTGGCTACTAAAGGAAACGGTGATGCAGACAAGAAAATCACCTATTACGTTCATATCGTTTCCTCATCTATGGATGCCTGGGTTCAGTCTGACGATTCTACGTTTTTTAACGAGAATACGCTTTCTGGTTGGTTGTTCTATCCAGATCCTAACGCAACAGAAATGATAATTCATGTACATGGAATTGATACAGATAATAAATTTCGTGTATCCCTAAACGCCCATAACATGTTGAATGGCGCATATAGCTTCGAGAATCTTCCTGTCGAGGAGCAGGCAAACACGCTAGAAAGTGCAGAAGAAATAGTACTCCCTATCATTGATGAAAACGCCCATGAGACGCTAGATTCTCAAATCTTTACTTCGGAAGTAAACAACCCATTCGTGTTCGGGGCTTCGGGTGATAATACCATCGGTACAGGTAGAATTCTCGGAATCGTGGCTAACACGGAGGCTGTGAGTCAAGGACAGTTCGGTCAATATCCGTTGCTCGTGTTCACTGATGAAGGAATCTATGCCATGAGTGTGAACGCTGAAGGTCTTTACTCTAGCATTCACCCTATATCAAGAGAGGCATGCAACAATGCTGCATCCATTACTCCTACTGACAAGGTTGTGTACTTTACATCTGAAAAAGGGCTGATGGCAACATCGGGCGGAGAGGCGGTTTGCGTATCAGAGCAGTTGAGCGGCGGAAAGAACAGAGGATTGTCAGAGAATTTCCTTCCTTTCCGAAAGTTCATAAATAACTGCATGATAGCATACGACTACAAGGCTTCGCTGCTTAGAATATTCAGCAAGAGTACCAACTACCATTATGTATATAATATGGTAGAGAAGAACTTTGCCATTGCTCAGAATTATGCAGGAGGCAAAATTTTCTGCAGAAATGTGGCAAACAACTATCCCGACAGTCTGATTCAGTTTGATGATAGTCTGGTGTATTCGTTAACCGGTATTCCTTTGGAAGAGGATGGTGAGAATACCTATGATGGATTGTTCACAACCCGACCATTGAAGCTTGGCGGAAGCATGATCCTGAAATCGCTGAGAGCTATCAAGCATCTAGCCGATACGGATGATGGAAAAATAAGTCTTGAAGTGTATGGCAGCAACGATTGCAAGCACTGGTGCAAGCTGGAAAGTCTGAAAGGGAAGCCTTGGAAATACTTCAAGTTTGCCTATGCGCTAAATGGCTTCAAGGCAAACGATTCCTTTGCTGGCTCCATCGTGGTGGTTCAGAACAGAAGAGAAGACAAGATTAGATAACTTTTCCAATAGTTTGTAAATAAGCCGAAGGCGGCTACTCTCTACGAGCCGCCGCCTTCTTGGAAAGATATTCAATTATATAGCCAATGGAAAATGCGTATAGATGAAGCAAGCCGTTCACGTTGCTCAGCAGCATCGTGAATAATATGAACGGCATCGCTTTCTTGATCGCCTCCTTCCATCGCCCCGTCCGTCCCCAAAGGATTCCGAACTGGGCGAAGAGAAAACCAGACAAGCCCATCGTCGGCTCGCTGACGTACATAGGCAGGAAACTGGCAGCCACGGCTACCATGAAAGCCTTTACAGGTGAGAGTCTGTTCTTAATCTGCCAGAGAACCAGAAAGTTCACGGCAAGATGGAACACGTTGACATGGAAGAAACTGTAGATGATATGGTACTCCATGGGAAGTGCCGGACCGAAACCTACATGCCAGGGCAGTAGAATGATGCAGAGGATGGAGATTGCAGCCTTCAATCCAAAGTCCGGCTTACTTGTTATCTCTGAAATCCTTACCATAACGCTTGCATTTATTGAAGATATACTGCACAGATACCGGTGAAAGAAAGAACTCCGGAGCAGGTTCGCCTACCAAAAACTGGCAGATGGAATGCAAAGACTCCCCGATGAACTCCTTGCGCTGAGACACCTTCTGTAGCCTATCGAAAAGAGAATAGTACATTCGCCTTCTCGGTTCACTCATGGCATCCACCACGGTGAAATCACCCACCACCATTCTTCTCAGACGCTCAAACGCCTGCTTAGGGCTGACGTAATATCTTGGAGCAGGATGGGCAGCTACCTTTATGTATGCCTCCTTCTGCGAGTGGCAAGTATTCGCCACATCACTATAAGCCTTCATGATGGCTTCCCTTTGTCTTGCCGTTAAGCTAAAATCTGTCTTAGTCATACGCACACCTGTTTAATTAGCACAATAACACCTGTCTATCAACATAATAATAATGTTGAAATACAGGTGCAAAGATACTATTTATTTAGAAAACGTCCAAATATATAATGTTTTTTAATATTTTGTGTTGTTTTTTCTTAGTTTTTGCATTAATTTTCTTATCTTTGCAGAATCAAAGCAATATGCATGCTATTTCATAGAAATTGTTACATTTTGCTATCGATTAGCTTAAAATGAGAACATTATGAAACAAAAAGAAAACAATACTCTCTCAGGCGAGGAGCGACAAATGATTTTAAGCGGCATCATGAGCCGCAAGATTTGGAAGTTCTATGAACTGCTTTCAAAGTGGGCACCCATACCATTGATGTTGGGACACTGGTATGGAGTGTGGGATTATGGGCATTACCCTAGACCCGCAATACTTGATACAGCCGACAATGGAAACTGTATCATTTGGATGTATTTTCTGGCATATATTTATATGCCTCTTGCCATGTTACCAGTTAGTTTCTTCTTCAGATACTGCTGGATATTCCGCATCCCATTCTTCTATTTCTTTGGCATCAATGCCATCAGACTCTACTATCAGCACTGGCTCATCACTCCAGAACAGCTGGAAATGCACCATGTGTTCATCATTTTCACTCTAATGCTTTACGCTTATGGATTTATCAAAATCGCTTTTACACGTAGCAGATGTTGCATACCGCATGCTACGAAACGATGAGTGTGGCTTCTCGGAAGAGGAGGAACAGATTGTTCAGAGAAATCTCATCTACTGGATAGAGAGAAGACACCACTTCGATGAGAAGCTCGGCAGGGCTTGTATTGCCAACATCTACTACTTCAAGGATGATGTTACCAAGGAGTATGCGCCTTTCTTCGATTACGAGGAAATGAAGGAAGAGTACAAGAGGCAGGCATTGATGATTCCCGACTACACAATGTGGGACTTTGCCGTGACCATGAACAAGATGTATGCTGAGAACATCGATATACTCGGCAAGTGGTCCCGAAGCAAGGAAACATTGAAGAAAAGGGTGTCAGAACTTTCCGTTAGCTTCCTCTGCGACGAGTCAACAAACCATCCCACCGATAAAATTTGGTGGTATATGAACAGTTGAATGGAAACACGGAAGAACGTTTTGAAAAAGCCCCTATCTTTGTAGCCATTAATCAATTTAATGGTATATGACGGAAATTATTCATACATTTTTACATGAGCACCTATACATGACGGCGTTGATCATTGCCATCTGTATGGGTGCTCTTATTGTTTCTATGGGTGTAGATTTGTTCTTCGGCATCAGGAAGGCAAAGGAGAACGGAGAGGCTACAACAAGCACCGGGTTCAAGAAAACCTGCGACAAGGCAAGGAAGTATTTCTCTCCTTTCATGGCTGCGGTGTGCATAGACCTGATTGCCTGCATCGTACTTCCATTCCCGGTATTCTCTATGATTTGGGCAGGATATTGCGTGTTCTGCGAGTTCGTTAGCATCAGAGAAAAGAGTTGGCAGAAGGCTGAAATCCGAAAGCAGGAGAAGACGGTAAGTATTCTGCTGGAGAACAAGGAAGATTTGGCTAGGGCTTTTGCCGAGATTATGAAAGAACAGGAAAAAGAGAAGGAGGAGAAGGCATGAAGGTAACAAGAAAACAGATGCTGGAGATTCTGCCAGATGCAGGAAGGGTAGATAGATACCTGCACTACATCAATGCCTGGGCTGATACCTTCGAGATTAATACGCCTTTAAGAATGTGCCACTTCCTAGCTCAGGTGCTTCACGAAACTGCCAGCTTCAAGTTTATGAAGGAGCAGGGAAAGATAAGCTATTTCTCCAAGTACGACAAGGGCAGATTGGCAAAAATGCTAGGAAACACCCAAAAGGGCGACGGATATAAATATCGGGGTCGTGGCTTCCTTATGCTTACCGGTAGAGCCAACTACCAGAGCTACCAAAACTCAGAGTATTGCAAGGGCGACATCATGGAGAAGCCAGAACTGCTGGAAGGGCAGAATGGTTCCGTGAAAAGCGGCATGTGGTGGTGGTTTGTCCATGGGCTGAATGAACTCGCCGACAAGGATGATATTGTAAAAATCACCAAGAAAGTCAATGGCGGCTTGAACGGCATTGATGATAGAAAGAACTGGTTCCAAATATGTAAAAAGGTATTATTATGAAATGGTATAACAAAGAGGCTTGGATAAGCACGATTCTGACGATCATCGTCGGTTTTCTGATTGTTCTTCTTTTGGGCGGCTGCAAGACCAAGGAGTACATCAAGGTTCCCGAATATCATACGGAGTATGTGGTTCGGAAAGATACCGTAGCCAAGACGGATAGCGTATACGTGAAGGATTCCGTATATGTTTTCCAGAAGGGCGATACGGTAGTGATTAGCAAGATTGCCTATCGTGACCGATACAGAAACATATATAAGGTGAAGCTTGATACCATCTTCAAGCATGATTCTATTGAGGTTCCTGTTCCATGCGAGCGGACGCTTACGAAAGGCGAACGATGCTACATCGCCTTTCTCTTCATGGTGGTGGTCTGCGGAATCGGTTTCACCCTTTGGCACCACAATAAAAAGTGCTAGCGTATGGGAAAGATTAGCGAAGAACTACAGATGATTGACTCTCTATTGATGGAGTTCCATGAGCGCATTCAGTCGGGTCGGTGCCTTACAAACAAGCAACAGAACTCGATGATGTTGAAGTTTCTTCACCAAATCGCCAACAAGGATGAGCCTATCAACAAAACGGCTGCATGCGAGTACGTACAGGTATCAAGGGCTACATTTGATAGACTGGTGAAGGCTGGAAAACTCCCGAAAGGAAAGAAGCGAAAGGGTAGTACTGAACTGGTCTGGTACGAAAAGGATTTAGATAAATACATTGATAAGTTAATATGATTTTACTGTTTAATTGTTAGTTATAGTAGGTTTTAGTTAGTTAGATTTATGTTGATTTAAAAATCCCCACTCGGTTGTGAAACTGGGTGGGGATTGCTTTTATATCTTAGCAACGGAATGCACGCCGTCGCCTCCGCTATTTCTTCTTTCCTTCTGTTTCCACTTAGGCTTCTCCATGTCGTTGGCACTCACCCAAAGACCAATCGCCGTACTCATCAGCACATCATCATGGTTTCCGTTACCCACGATATTACCAAGACTGCCATCATCATGACGCTCGTAGATTCTCAGCTCATGATACATCTCCTTGTCTGGTTCATCCCAGAGCATATCATCCACAAACTGCTCCAGATTGTCAATCACCCAACCCTTGGTCAGCTTGTTAGTCTGGAATCCGTACTTGGCAAGCACATCTTCGCTCACGTCTTCCGGACTTGTGGTGCGCTGATACAGGTTCTCATAGTAATCAGCAATCTCGTTCAAGATACTTCCAAAGTGATCGCCTTCCGTGTTGTTGTTCTTCTCTCGGTCGGCGGTATTGCTCTCTATCACCAGCAGGGCATCATCATAGTAATGCGCCAATGCCGCTGCCATCCATGCCAGCTTATCGTGGCGCACATGTCCACGCCATCTTGCCACCACTCTCGGTTTGCCCTTGATGGTGGGAATCATGCCGAATCTGTCTATAACGGTCATGACGGTATAGTCAGATGTAGTACTCTTACCACCAATATCCACACTCACCAAGTATCTGTTCTCAACCTGCAGAACATTCGGAACCGCCCAAATCTTCAAGTCGCCATCGCCATCTGTTCTGATGCTAATCTTCGATTTGCTGATGGTTCCTTCGTTCTTGTTTCCGTCAATGATGATGTCAGCCGTATAGAGTGGGTCGCACTTGTATTTCTTCTGCAGATCATCAATGCTATACGGATTGAACACCAGATTACCAGAGTTTCTGAAAGCATCCTCCTCATCCACTGGTGCCTCGGTAGCACAGAAGGAATGCGTGGTAAACTTGTTTCTGAAGTTTCTGTACCACTCGATAGCCTGAAAGCAGGCTCCTTTTTCCCACATGCGCCAAAAGAACTTTCCTGTCTCTCGGTAGCCCTTCGGGTTGGTACTCTTATCTCTGTTCTCCAATAACCATCGGGCAAAGGCACGCTCGTTCTTCACCTCCTCCATGTCATGCTCAATAAAGAAACAAGGAATAAAGAGGAAGGCGTAAGCATCGTTGTTCTTCGGGTCCATTGCCAGCTGGCACTTGTCATAGAAGAATCCCGAATTACCCTTGCCGGTACTCTCAAACACCTCCAAGTTATCCTCCTGATTTCTGATACCACCCGAAATAGACGAGATCACACCCTCTGGATCATGCTCAGGGGTCTTCTTCCAGTATGCCACCTCCGAATAGTGGGCACAGTGGAAGTTGCTACCACGCACGGAATCGAAGTTCTCGAAAGATGCCACGGTCAGTGTACTTCTTCTGATTGCCCTCATGCCGTCAGTAACCTGAAAATCATCGGGCGAGTTCTCGTAAGGCGAGAATTGCAGTTTGGCACCGGGGCATCCGATGGTCCAGCCCGGCTGATGCTCCAAGGCTTTTCGGTACATCGCCTTAATCTTCTTAGCCGTATTCTTCTGCTGCGCAAGCACAATGGCATTCCAGCCATCCCTTCGGAAATCCTGTAGCCATTTGATGTAAAGCTGGGTCAGGGTAGAACCGCCCCACTGGCGGGCTTTTAGGATAACAACACGTATCGCCTTCTTGTTGGTTCGCAAATCCTCGAATATCCTCATAAGCAATCGCTGCGGATAGTTCAGCTTAAACGGAATCATGTTACCCGTCACCTTATCCTCAATCTTGTCTGTAGCATAAAGTGCAAACTCTGGGTCTTCCGTAAATCTCACCTTCATAATCTCAAAGGTAAGCACCATAATCAGCTGCTTGGTGTAGTAGCTCTTCTCGTTGTACTCCTTCCTCCATACACGAATGATGTACTCCTTCAGGCTGCCTAGCTGTTTCAGTCCCCTATATAATAAGGTACGCATACATTCCTTGGGAACCCACATCTTCGGAATCATGAAGTCGGGCAGTTCAAGCAACTCCCTATGCTCGAAATCATAGCAGTTTTCGCCTGTCCATGGGTCGTATGGTCCATAAATATCATCATATCGCCGTCTGTTCTCGGCTACGAGTTCGTCTATATCTATTTCTCTAACTTGTGCCATCGCCTAACTCTTTAATCTCCTCAAAATCCGCATCCATAATCTGTGGCATCGTGGTAATGTCCAAGGCGTTGTTGTCTGTCTTGGTTCTTCCCATGGCTGCCAACTGCTTGAAGTCTTCGTCAAGTCCGTGGGTCACGCTCATCTCGCTCTGCTTAGGTATCATGTGCTTGGTAAGCTGGGCATAGATGGTAACGTATGTTTTTGGATCGTATTCCGCCAACTGGTTCATGCACTCCTCAAACTTCTCCTGATTCCTTGCAAGGAAGTCACGAATGTATTCTTTCTGTGCGCTCTTGCTCACTGGCAGAATCTTCTTCGCCTTCTCTCGCTTGTCGTGCATAATCTCCGATACGGTCTTGATATTGTCAAATTCTCCCATAATTCAACCTCCTTATCCAAATGGTTTAGGCGAACGAATCAGGCTCCCAGGCTTGGTTGCATTCGCCGCATCAATAATCTCCAGCTCCTCGTCCTCCAGCTGCTGAGCCTTATCCACGGTCAGTGGGTCTTTGCTCGTCAAGGTAAGCATGAAGTACTCATAGAGTGCGCCGGTGGAAATGTAGTTGTGGATAGCCTGTACCAGTCCGTCGTATCGGGCATCATCCCAACTGTCGGGCATTCTCAGCCAAAGTTCCTTCTCTTCCCATTCCTTCAAGGCGTTGTCTCTTGTCACGCCTCTAGGCTTCATCACGTAGGCAGACAGGGTTCCTTCCACCTTTTTCAGATACTTGTCAAACCATCGGTAAAAAAGCGGTCGCTCCTGATCGTTCTCGCTGGTCGGGATGATTTCTTCTTGGTTGGTCTGGTTTCCACGTCTTGCCCTGCCCAGCATGTTGGTGGTTGCGTCAATGTCGTACCAGAGTTGGTTGGCATAGATGAAGATGTGCTTATCCTCATAGTAGGTGGCAGGTCGTGGCGGACGGGGCAGGAAAGGATTAGGCTCTGGCTTCCATCCTCTCTCACGGAGAATATACGTAGGGTGTAATGCGTTGAACTCCATCTTACACCTCCTTTGCTACGGTTACTTCCACCTCTACCTTCAAATCATCGCTATGCCGTGAGAAGAGGGTGACAATAGCCACACCAGTGTTCACTGGGTTCAGCGAGAAGGTATAAGGCTCTGGGCTGCGGTGAATCTCCAATACGCTCGGATCGTCGCTCCGTGCCTCAATATCATCAATGGCTCCGTTGTCGATGGAGTAGGAAAGCGTCTCCTCCTTATTCTCCAGCGCAATGGTAACCGCTCCGTCTTCCTCGCTACCATCTACCTTAGCCGTCAGATGTTTAGTATAAGGGATGGTTGGCAAGGTGGGACCACTCAATACAAAGCATCTTCTGATGCTCTTCTCGTCAACGGCGAGTGATGCCTGATAGATTTCTGCCTGCTTCAAGTTGGTGGTCTTCGTCCACCACTGGAAAATCATGTAGTCTTCCACATACTTTGCCACCAGTCGGGCGAGTGTATCGGTCAGGGTTCCGTTGCATCTGCGAGAGGCATTCAGCACGAACTCCACAATATCATCATCCTTGTCGTTGTAATAGATGATGTTGTCGCCCACGCTCTGAGCCGTAGGCACAAGATACTCGGCAAGAAGGGTCTTCATCATTTCCAATGCCGTCTGAAAATCATGGGTCAGCAGGTTCTCATGCACCTCATCGTCGCCTGCCGCCTCGTTGAAGCCTACCTTCACGGCGTTCTCGTCGGCTGCACTGTCTACCTTAGCCTTCAGATAGGTTGTTGACTTAACAGCCTCAATCACTACCGATTTGATAATCTGGAATTTTATAATCATAGCTTATTCTTGTTTAATGGTTTCTAACTGTGGTTCATGTTCTACCGAACCTGTCATGTCCTTCAATGTCTTCGGGGTATGCGAAGGTGGAGTCTTGTCAAACACCAGTTTGATGGCTGCCTTCATGTGCATGCTCATTTCGTCTGAGTACACCTTTGCCTGCTCCGTACTGCTCAATGTCAGGATCATGTAAGTGGTATAGGCGTTCACATATCCCCTAAAACAACTCTCAAAGGCTTTCTTATGACCGTCGTTCAGTCGGGTAACGTTAAAGGTAACTGATACCGGCAAAGAATCATCAATGTATGTCTTCACGATAGGGGCTACCTCACCTGCAAAGCTATGCGCCGCCGCAACAATGTATCGGTTCAGTATCGTCTTCTCAGCGTTTGATAAGGTAGTGCTTCCAAACAGAGAGTTTCCTGCCTTGTCGTTCTGTCTCTTGGCAATAGCTGAAACCTGCTTCATCACGTCGCCTTCCACCGAGGCAAGACTGATTGTAATTAATTTTGTTTCTTCCATAACTTATGCTGATTGATAATAATTATTGTTCAAACTCATAGCCTGTGCCACGGCGTTCTGGTCGGCTCCCTGTACGATTCCGTTCTCTACCATTCCGCCGCCCTGCTGCTGGGCAATCGCCTGCTGCTGCTGATACATCTGTTCAAGCTGCTCCTGCTGCTGCTGAACGCTGGCAAGAAGCTTGTCGGCGTATGGTTTGTTCACGTTCTGCAGATACTGAATCAGGTTGATGGCACCCATTCCGAGCAACTCCTTCAAATCGTCATTCTGAATGGTATTGTATGCCGCCGTAGCTGCTGCATTCTTGATGCTGATTTTGAAGTGAATGTCTCTTGCAGAAAGTCGGTCGTAACTGTAGTTGGTCAAACCGTCCTTGTTGAATATCTTTCTGCCATCCTCGTAATACTGCTGAATGATAGAACACTTCTTCATAGCCAGTTTCTCCGTGAATATCTCCATGTCCGATAAGATGGTATATAAAGATGTGGTGGCGTTCTGGCTTTCCTGTGCGTATCTTGCCGCCGAGGTTCCTGCCGAAGGAGTCTTGCCCTGCAAGGCACCGCTCACGTTGGTAACCTCCCGAATCAGATTCAGCTCTATCTGCAAGAGTTCGTTGGTTCCGATATTCACGGCATTCGATGTGATAACCTCTGGCTTCACGTTCGGCATAGTGCGTTTAGGCGTATAGAAAATCCATCCTTCGTATTCGATGGCTTCCTCCATGAACTCCCTTGGACTCTTGCCGCCCAATACCGTAGTCGGAATCATCTTGAATCCCTTGAAACTGCTTCTGATGCTCATGTCGTTCATCACAATCAGGCGGTTGATGTACCTCTGCTGGTCTATCACGTTCGTCATAAACGGATGAATCTCTCCGTTGATGTACGGATAGAGCTTCACGGTGAAAGGGTGACTCTTGAAATCGTAGGGTGATTCTCCACGGCACAGAACGGTTCCGTCGGGAGCCATAAAGGTGTAGTACCAGTATTTATCAGAAAGGTCTTCCGATGTAATATAGGCACGGTCTTCTTCCGGCACACCGTATTCGTCATACTGCTTCTTTCGCTTCTCGTTTTCCTGAATCAGCTTGTTTATCATTGCCGTGTCTTCCAAATCCACACGGAACCAAGCGTTGTTCATGTTCTTGGCAATAGGGTCAAAGCATTGCAGTCTCGGTTTGGTCTCCGTGGTCCAAACCTCAATCACTCTATGGTAGTGCTTACCCTTGTTGGTGAAATCGAAGCTCAGGTTGTTCAAATCCTTCTCCTCGTTAAACTCGTAGCCATAACCGCCATCGTCCATTTCATCATTGATGCCGAATATCGCATTCAGGTCGGTAACGCTCAGTCCGTATTCCCTTCGGGCAAACTTCTGGTACAAATCTTCTCTGCTCACATCATGCAGACAGCCTATCAGACAGATGTCGTTGTGGCGTGGGTCGCTTCCGCACTCAAAAAACATGTGGTCGGGTTCCATCATATCCGTCCACGCATCGGGCATTTCCAGTTCCCTGTCTTCCCAACTCTCTCTGGCGTACATCTGTCCGCCTTGCAGATAGTCCTTGATAAAGTGGTTTAGCAAATCCTGCATGCCGGTGGTCTGCCAGTTGCATTGCATCGTGGCACTCATCATGTCGCTCAGTTGTCGGGAGTCATTATCTCTTGCAAAGCAGACTGGTTCCGTGCCCTGCTTGGCATAGAGACCAGTGATAGACTCCAAGATGCTTACCATGATGTTATTGCTCATTGGGGTCTGGTTGCGCTTCTCCATATAGGTTCGCTCGCTCATCTCCTCCCAGTAGCCATGATGATACACCCTGATGGTGTCGCTCCATTGGTCGCCTGTGCAATAGCGCATGGTTCTCGCTCTCGTCTCACGCACTCCGCTCAGATTGTTCCATGCGTTCCTGCATCGGGTCAGCAATTCCCAGTCCTTTCCGTGCTCCTGCCGCTTCTTTCGAGCCTTCACCGAGTCATACTTGCTATGGTTGGGCATCACCTTGCTAAGTGTTAATATTCTCGCTTTTGCCATATATTCTTACACATTATTATAATATAGGCGCAAAAATACCCTTAAATCCCATTTTTTTTGCCGTATTTCCACCCACTCAGACAATACGATGGAAACACGGAAATATTTTTGCATTATTTTCGCATCTTTGCCGAAAAGTTTTTAAAAGTTACAATATGACAAAAGAAGAATTAGAACAGATGAATGCAGAAGGTGGCGGCGGACAGCAGTCACAGTCAATTGAATCTGCTGAGGTTGAAACTCCACCAGTGGAGGACCGCCCTAATCGCAAGGCTTTCTCCGACCGATTCAAGCAGCGTCATGCCGACATCGACTTCGAGGATAAGGAATCCCGATATGCGGCACTCAGCGATGATGCTGATGCACTGGGCAGATACGAGGAAAGCGGAAAGGCGTTGTCAAAGGTATTCGATAACCATAAGTGGCTGGCTGCTCTGGCTATGGACATGGAGAAGAATCCGGAAGATAACCCATTCGATGCAATGGCTCGTTTGGGTATCGACATTCGTGCCCTGCTCGACGACCCTGAGGGCGGTAAGAAACTGAGTGAGATTCTTACCGAGCACAATGAAGCGGTCACTGAACAGAATGAGGCTACAGAGAAGGTGACAGCAAACATGCGAAAGTCTATCGAACGATTGAACAAACTCTATCCCGATGAGGCTCAGGACATGTGGAAGCAGATTTACGAGATTCACGATCAGGTGGAGAGTGGCGACATTCCCGATGATGTTTGGAAGATGCTACACAATGCCAACAACTACGACTCTGATATTTCTTCTGCTCGTGATGAGGCTGCTATGCAGGCAAGAAACGAGAAGATTCAGAATAAGGTTCGTTCATCCGCAAGCGAAGGCATTCCTCCTTCACTGTCTAGTTCGGGTGCTGGCAACAAACCTGTTAAGGAAAAGAAGAAGCCGAAGGACGGATTCTTCAATGGCATTACATACAATAATTAATCAAATAAATATATGTATAAAATGAAGAAAACATCAAATTATTTTTTAGGCGGAGGCGGTCAGTTCATCTTCAAGATGATTCTGATGCTTCTTGCCGTAGTTACAGGCGGAGGCGTACTGGCTATGGCAGACAAGGTTGAACCTGAGCTGAATGAGCCGGGTTCTCGTCCTGCTACTGAGGAAGAGGTAGCTGGTGCCGAGATTGTAGATAAGGATAAAGAGGATTTATTGGCACCTGGTGGTGGCAATGCGGGTCAGGACTTGACCAATACGCAGGCTTCTGCTACCCAGATTGACAAAGGTGGACTCGAAGAGGAAGATTGGGATACTGAGGTCACCAAGTTCCACCCTTATCGAAACCCTATGCTCTCCATTGTTCGCAAGTTCACTAGAACCGTTGGTTGCAAGGGCTATAAGAAGAAGCATGCTCGTTTTGGTGGTGAAACTTTGGATGGAGAGGTTACAGTCAGCATTCCTGAGGGCGCAACCATCAAGTTGACCCGTGCTAACTTCTCTGGTTCGCTGAAGCCTTTCTACAAGGGTTCTACCGTTTTCGCACCAAAAGTGGCAGGCTATAAGCTTGGTTCAACTACCGAGACAGAAGACCGATTGATGCTCTTGGTTACTGGCACGAACGAGGCTCGCACCGAGGTTACTTTGCAGGCTGTAAATGGCAAGGCAGTAGAGGAAGGTGCTGATTGCGAGTACTTGGAAAACATGTTGTGCCCAGCTATTCCTCAGGGTACAACGTTCCTTTGTGGTGCTACCGCTCTGTCTGAGTCACAGATGAAGGTTCCTACAGAAAACTATCAGCCTCGTTCTAAGGAGGTTTATCTCCAGAAAAAAGCATTCTCTATTGTCTTTACTGACGATTTCGAGAAGATTGAGAAGAAAATTCCACACAATGTTTCTGATATGAAGGCGGATGGTCTCAGCAAGTTCCTCTTGCGTGCAGAGCGTTCTTATTGGCTTGGTGTTCAGCGTCGAATCCACTCCCTTACTGAGGATGGCGCCGCAGAGTACACTTACTTCGCAGAGGGTGTCTTGAATCAGATTACTACCCAGTATGGTATTGGTGATATTTATAAGTATGAGGATTTGACCGCCATTTCTATGGCTATGTTCACAGACTTTGCTGAGTCAGACCACATCTTTATGTTCTGTGGCAAGAATGCCATCAAGCGACTGATGAACATCGAGATTCCTAAGGGTCGCACCGAGGTTCTTACAACCCACAAGGAGATTGATATTACGTTCACACGCTACAAGGACAACTACGGTACTATTGACTTCGTTTGGGATCAGACGCTCGACTTCATGGATATGGAGGACTGCATGGTTGGTGCAGACTTCAAGAGTGCTCGCCACTACGTGAAGGAGAAGGGCAAGGATAAGACTAACGACATGAGCAAGGATGGTCACGACCCAAGAGAGGCTAAGCGATATATGCACATCGAGGCTGATTGTATCGCTCTCCGTGGCTACAACTCTATCTTGGTAGGTCCTACTGCTTTCATTACTCACCTTGGTGTGTCTGGAATCACTACAACCATCACTTCTGTAGCAGAGCTTCCTAAGGTAGCAGCCAAGGGTGCTAAGTTCGCATTGACTGCCGACTATACAGACCCTGATACCTCTACCAAGTACGAGAAGGGTAAGGTTTACGTTTACAACGGAACCAAGTGGGAACTCTATGCTGGAGCTGATATTGCAGCGTAAAGGTTCTTTTTTCATCAATATATAATTCACGCAGAGGGGCAGGAGTTGAAAGCCCTGTCCCTTTGTTAAAACAAGAAGTTATGATTAAGACATATAGATATAATGTATTATGCAATAGTGCAAGCCATATCTTGAATGGAGTTAGTGGAAACTCCATGCGATACGAATTTACGCATGGAAATATTGCAGGCAACAAATATCCTGAGATAACCCTTCGCAACAAGTATGCGCAAGACCTTTTGGAGTCTCACGAATTGTTCCAGAAGGGTAAGGTTTCTTTGATTCGCAAGGTGTTGGAGGAATCTGATATTGTGGATGAGTCTGTTACTAAGCCTACTGCAGAAGTAGGCGATATTGAGGACGTTGAGAACGTTCGTTCTGCTGACGAGCTTATTACTTACGTCAATCAGAGATGGGATAAGAAATTCATCCTTCCTAAAAAGGCAATTGATTTTGCTGCAAAGGAAAATGTTCGTTTCCCTAATTACAAACCAGAGTAATATAATAAGGTGAAATGAAGGTAGAAGACATCATAAAACAGGTACGTTGGTGCATAGACGAGGAATCCAATAATACATCGGAAATCACCGATGAGAAGGATGATACGTATATGGACAACATCATCAAGTCGAAGATAAACGATGCTTTGCATTGGATCGCCATTACTGCTGCATCTTCTCCAGTCTTAGCCGACTCCAAGAAGGTGGATGCAACAACCACTTCTACGGTCAAGGTAGAGGAGTACGATACAGAAAAAGGTATCGGAATCATTACGATGCCTAGCGATACCGAGGTTATCAATATCTCCCGAGTTCGTGGCAAAGGCTGGTTCAAGGCAGTTGTCCCAGTAGAAGATACAGGCGATGAGGCTTTAATGATGTTCGATGAAAGTGCAATGGGAACCGCCGACCGACCGCAGGCTACGATCATACGAGAGAATCCTATCCGCATCCTCTTGCAGCCAAAGCCAGAAGAAGCAGTTATTTCCTTCGTGGGTGTTCCAAAGAACGTGAGCATATCATCATCAGATACAGATATAGCCATCCCCGACAAGCTTTCAAATGCCTTCATCTACTATCTCGCATTCCTGTTACTCTCCGCCTACAATGATACAAAGGCTACCCAGATGTACACGATAGCCATGCAACAGCTAGGCGTAAGCACAAAGCAGTAGGATAGGGAATCTGTTAATTATAAACTTTAAATTATTAACTGTACAAAATGGAGTATGTATCAACGAATTATAATGAGGAAGAACTTGCATGGGTATCACCAGAGATTACCTTGCAGCGAGACATCTACTTGATGATTAAGCTCAAACGCCCCGGGAAACTTCTGATTAGGCAGGATAAGGGCGACGGAAAGAAGCCTCGTGTTCCCATCCGTGTCCACAAGAACACAGATAAGTTCTATCTTCGCCTCCAGGTTATCCCAGAGACCGTAAAGATTCAGATATTCACTTCATCAGAACCAAAAGAAATTAAATATGCCTACATTTAGACAAGATACAAAAATTGGTGGTATGGTGCCGATGATGAAAACAGACGACATCAACGACCAAGCCATCACGAAAGACAAGATTCGTGACGGCAATGTTACGACCGAGAAGTTGGCAGAAGGTGCGGTAAGTACAGACAAGCTTCCCGATGGAGCCGTCAAGACCGAGAAGATTGCTGACGAGAACGTCACGACAAGCAAACTTGCCGATGGAGCCGTATCAACTTTAAAGATTGCTGATCAGAATGTAACCAAAGAGAAAATCGCCGACCAGTCTGTAGATAACTCCAAACTTTCTCCTGAGGCTGTCACCTACGATAAGGTCAAGGATAAGGCTATCATAACCGAGAAGCTCAACGACCGTGCCGTAACCACGGAGAAGGTAGAGGAGAAAGCTATCACCAATACAAAGTTGGGCGACCAGTCTGTTGATGGCAGAGTAGTTCGTGAGGCATCCTTGGAGACCAAACATTTCGCCAACGAGTCTGTAACAACGGAAAAGGTAGCAAGGAAGTCTATCACCAACGATAAGATTGCTGACGGAACGTTAAAAAAAGATAAACTAGACCCTGAGCTTCGTAAGGCGATAGAATCTGCAACTGGTCTTCCTGATGAACTTGTAGAGATGATTCAGAACGTTGACGAGAGTATAGCCAAGCTGAATGATACGGTTTATCCAATCATCTTGGGCTTCACCATCACCCCGAATGTATGTACGATGCAGACAGAGGTTCGTTATTCCGTATCAAGCGACAACAAACCCCTTGTACCTGATACGTCAATTATCAGCAAGCAGATTAACGATAATGCTCCTAAGAATCTCTCAGAGACTCCATCATCTGGTGGAACTCTATCCACCCCAATCGAAGGAGCAAGAGAAATCTTCAAGTTTGCTGTAACCAAGAAAGGCAGAACTGGCAAGAGCACATCCCAGACTCGCTATCTCTGCTACTTTGGAGGAAACCCAGCAGCAACTATGATCGCAGAAATCCTCAACACGCTCAACAAGGTATCAGCTATAGGAGTATCATTCAATCCAAAAGTAACTACAAAGGATAATGATTACATCTGGCTTGTAGTACCTAATTATCTCTCAATCACCCGTGTAACCAGTGCAGGATTCGATGTTCCTTTATCTGCTCCTCAGGCTATCAACAATAACCTAGGAAGCTTCAAGGCATACAGAACTATCAACCCTCTCACTGCAACTACGTGGAATTTAGTAATATCGTAAATATTAAAAGATATGTCAGAAGAAAATATTAATTTAGCAGCCCCGATACATGCAGCAACTAAACAAGGGAAGGCTGTAGCTGCAAGGGAGGTTTTCATGGATGGAGACAAGGAGACTGTTCAGCAGATAGGTGAAAAGACTCATCAGTTGGAGGATGCCATCAAAGACATCACCGTCTCAGGTGGAGCCTCTATTGCCACTGCTGTCTCTTATAATAACGAGACCAGTGGCATGACCGCTATTACAGCCCAAGGAGCCATTGATGAACTTGCAGCTAAGAACAAAGCGCAGGATACCACTATTGGTACTAAAGCTGAGAAGTCAGAGGTAGCTACTGAACTTGATAAGAAATTCGACAAGGAAAATATTGCCCAAGAGTTCGGTGAATCAAAAGATAAGGTAGTTTCTCAGTTTGCTCTTCCTTTCCGAGAAATAGAGTCTCCAGAGTTCATCAAGACAATAGTAGATGCAGAAGACCACTTCCTTTTTGGTATTCAGCTTGATGGTTCTATTGAATGGGGCAAAGGTATTCCTGCACCAATAAAAGCAAAGTTGCAGGAAATTGTCAACCAGTGTCAGCAGGATAAGACAGATGTTCTTGAAGCTATTAATGCTGTCAAGGAAGAATTATCTGCAAACATCACAGCGTTGCAGGAAGGTAAGGTGGACAAAGAGGAAGGTAAGTCTCTCATCGAAGATGAAGTAAAGGAGTGCTTTAGGGTAATCGAGAATGAAGAGTTTATCAAGGCTGTTGTTGACTCAGATGATAGGGTTCTCTATGGTATCTACAGAGATACAGGCAAGCCCTACTTGCCTCAGAATGACATGTACCACATTTCTCAAAGTGAGGAGTTTCTTTGGGTTATTCTTGATGCAGCTAATCATCCTTTACTTGGTATTCTGCAAGATGGTACTTGTTGGGCAGCTAAGGCTCAGTGGCTTGATGATATTAAGGCTATCAAGGAAGCTCTTTCAAGTATTGATGAAATCCTTAAAACCTTCCAGCTAAAGGAAGATGGTAAGGGCTTGATAAATCTTGATGTTGCTAACAGCTTCTTCTATATCTCTAATGATGAATACATCATTGCAGTGGTAGATGCAGAAGACAGAGTTCTTGCAGGAATTAAGTATGATGCACAACCATACTTTCCTAACCATGAAATGTACTCTGTAATAACCAATGAGGAATGGCTTTATGCTATCATTGATGCAGAAGACAAGGTTCTTGGCGGCTTCAGTGCAGATGATGGTCACATGATTGTTGGTGGTATTGATATTAGTACCTTTATTGCTAATGCTATTGTTGATGTAGCAGACATCAAAGAGCGTACTACTCATCTTTCTACAATAAACAATAATGAATATCTAGCAGTAGAAACTGATTCAGAGGGTAAGGTAATTGGGTATATTACTCCTGATGGTAGCCATTATCTCTATAAGGTAAAGTCAGAGACCATCCCAGAAGAGTTTGAGCATATTGAAGACCCAGAGGGAAGGACTGAGATTACAACTGATGCAGATGGTAAAACAATGTCATATCGTGATGCAAATGGAGTCAAAAATGAACTGGCTGGTTTTAACTCTTCACAGTACTATCAAAATAACGTAAAGAAAGAATGGATAGAAGAGAAAAATGTCCTTCCTATCGTAAAAAAATCTGATGGAGATATACCTTTGAATATCATGGGTGGAATAACAGACCATAATACAATCAATTTGCTTGTTCCTTCCGAAATACAGAAAACATTCAGTGATGGAGTAAATAGCTTCTCTCCACCTAATGCAGGCTATGAACTCTCAAACAGAATTGAATGTAAGGCAGGAGACTGGTTTTCTCGTACTGGTACAGCAACAGGTATGATTATTGTCACAGATGCTAATGATAAAAATGGAAAGAGATTATTCAATTCTGATGGTTCAACTCTAGGCAGCACCTTTCAGATTCCAGATAATCTTACAGATGTCAAATACATACGTATGGCTGTTGATGCAGAAGCTGCCAAGGCAGGTAATGTTGCTATATGTAAAGGTAAGAATGCTTTTGAAGGTGAACAGAAGGGAGACTTCTTGACAATAGATAAGTTAAGGGTGACTTCATCTAATATGCCAAAGGATTTGAAATTCATTAAAACATCAAATGGAGATTACTATGAACTGTATATTGATGAATCTGATTTCTCGGTCAAGGCTAGGAAAATAGACCCATCCGTGATTACGGAATTACCTGATGATTTCCCAGTGTTTAATTGCAGTGGAGATTTCACTACGTATTTCAATTCATGGGTAGCAATGGTTGATAACAAATATTTGGTAGAGAGAAACCAGAATGGAGTTACAAATTATCTGAAATTAGGAGCAAATGCGTATGGCTATGCTGAGTTCAGAAAAGAAACAACCTCTGGTGGAATACATCGTTATGTGGCAATGTTCCCATACGGCTCTTACGCCGGCTTAAAGGGAGAAAAGGGATTAACCATTTACGATAAAGACTTTAATGTGATAGATACAAACATAAAGGTTAATAATACTCCCGACGCTCATGATTTTATATATTTTGATGATAATCACTTAATCGTTTGTAGCTACATCAATAGAACAAATATTACTATAAATCATAGTAGTGGGTCTTTTACAAGTCCTACATACAGAATTTGTATTCAGGAAATAAAAAAGATAAATGGCACATGGAAAGAGATTGCATCATTCGATACTAATGATTATCCTCTCCTTCTCACTGATGGAATATATACAAAAAGTCCACTTATAATGCTGCATTGGAATACAATCCAACTGGATTATGATGGTAATCTTATTGTCAATATGCGAGACATGAACTGCTTTTGGAAAATTAAGAGAACGGTTGATTCTGAAGGCAATGTTGTAATAGGCTCCAAAACAAAAGATTATAACGAGGCAGTTATTGGACGAGTTGGAGGTACATATAATTCTGCTTATATAGATTCAAAGCGAGTACTTGAAGAAGGATTTAGGTTTATTGATGTACCTTCATCATTAACTGATATTTCTTCTGATGAGATACCTTTGTGGAAATTCTATCATGAGCACGATGTTACATATTGGGGAAAGAAGGAGATTGAGGGTAAGGAATACCCAACCTACACTCTTTTTGACAATAATATGTGGACAGGAGAAACTCCTACTGCTAATTATTATGATAAAAATCCAAGGAATAACTACGAGAACAATCCTAAGGGTAATAATGATCTATGTTTTATTAATAGTAAATCTGATGGTGGTACTTACGATGAAAGAATGGTTTCTCGCGTTGTTCAGCTAAGTATAGACTGGGATAATCATCTTATCAAGGACTATAAAGTATATGAGATTCCTAAGAAATATTCTTATACTCGAAGCTCTGTGCAGATGTTTGACGAAGGAGTTCTTTTTATTTCTTGGGCTGACCAAAACTTCTGTGGGGTATTTGACTTCAATGACCAGCAAACTGTTGTTGATGGCAAACTTTACAAGAATGGAAAGATGCTATTCTCGTCACGGAAAGCATCTTATAGAGTGCATGGATATAAATAATAATATTAATTAAAATATAACAATTATGAATAAATGTTTGATTACCAAACTTAATGGTTCTTGCAATAACGCAAGCTTATTGAGAATCGGAGAAATGCGAGTACATTTTGCAAAATCAGAGTCTCCAACTGCTTCTACACAAGGCAAGACAATAACTTTTACTAAAGATGCAGAATTGGAAATTATAGGTGATGCTTATTTTACAGATAAAACTTTATCTGAAAACAAAGGCAAGAAGATTACTATTCCAGCAGAAAGTACTCAGGGGTTCTTTGTTTCTAATGCGGACTGCGATATAGCTATCTTGGACAAGTATTCTTTATTAAGAATATACAATTGGGCATATGCTGTACCTTCATACGGCAAGAATGTTTCATTCAGTTTAGATGATTTAAAGTATTCCACAAAATTGAAAGAGTTAAACTCTTCAAGTTCACAAGTTAGTGGTGATATTGCTAGTTTGAAGAATCTTACTGCATTGACAACTATAAATTTGGCTAGTTCACAAGTTAGTGGTGATATTGCTAGTTTGAAGAATCTTACTGCATTGACAACTATAAATTTGGCTAGTTCACAAGTTAGTGGTGATATTGCTAGTTTGAAGAATCTTACTGCATTGACAACTATAGACTTATTTGGACTCTCTATTACAGGTGATATTGCACAATTAGAGTCTTGTCCTAATATTGGCTATCTTAGAGCTTCAAACAATATAACAGGTGATTTGGCTAAAGTGCCAGCTAAATGTCATTTTTTATCTTTGAAGGGTGATAATACTACTCAATACACATGGACATCCCGTCCTTCAACATCAAACATTTTTGGAGTTGAAGGTCATGTCCGAGTTACAAACATAGACAAGATGCTACAAGATTTAGCACAGTGTCAAGCTGCCATTCCTACCAGTGGAGAGAGTTGGTATAAAACCCTCTCTTTAATTGGTACTCGAACATCAGCATCAGATGCAGCAGTACAGACTCTACAGACTAAGGGCTATACTGTAATTGTCACTCCTGCATAAGGATTCAAGTTTAACATTAAAGTAAAGAAAGGAAACAAGATATGAATAAGTTAACAAAGAAGTATAAGGTAGTACATGAGGGAACCAAGATGGTGTTCACTCTCACAGAGGAAGGTGACAATGCTGAGGTATTCCCAGCAGTAAATACCACCGCAGTAGAGTTTGACACATACTCAGAAGCCAAGGCTTACGTAGATGAGCATGGTCTTGTATATGAGGAGCCAAAGTATGGGGAGTAAACCATACAGATAAAGAAGAAGGGAGTGTTGTTTAGCACTCCCTTTTCTTGTATTCACTCTTTATGTTCCTATTTTAACTTAGGCAAACTATCATCATCTACTGTACCAGGCAGTTTAATCACCAAGCATTTATTTCCTGATTCTTCCTTTAAATAAGTATAGCACAATCCAATAATCGTAAAATCAGAAATTAAAAGAAATATATCCATAAAGATATAATCAGAAGCTGGTATTTTACCACAAATAATAACAAAAGTAGCAAATGCAACATCAAAGATGATGCAAATAAGTACCCCTATAGAATAAACTTTAATTTTCTTCTTCATAAGCTTGAATATTTATTAGTGCAAAGATAACTAATTTTTTAGATTCTTCTCTATCAATTAACATTATTAACACTCGAAACATCAAAGAACTTCCGAACTCTAAGTCGCTGAGTTTATAGATAAAGAAGAAGGGTGAGTCAAAAGATTCACCCTTTTCTTATGCTATATCATCAGGAGTCATTTCATCAATTCTGTCTCTCAACATTTTGATAATATCAAGTTGTTTATCAAAAGCATCTTGCAATGCTTTAATAATACCTTCCTTCTCCCTTAATTGAAGTTCTAACTCGGTAATACGTTCCTTGTCCGTCATAATAATAAGTCATTTTTCCTGCAAAGATAGTGAAAATATTAATATGCAGTATCGGTTTAGGGTGATTTCTTTACAGTTTAGATTTTGGATAAATAAGGGAAATCTACATGAAACGCTGAGGAACGTGGTCTGAAGGGAGTGTTTTTACTTGCTGGCGGCTTGGCAGAGGGAACCTAGGAGGTAGCAGGGTTCTTCGGTGTACATATTTATTAGGAACTCCTCGGAAATATGCTGAACCACATGCAGCATTTCGTGGCTGAGGCTATTCATATACTCAGCCCTCGAACTAGCCCACCCAATCACAACCACGGTTTTTCTTATATCAACATTAGAATAGGTTATCCCTTTATTAGCTTCGCCTTCGAGCACGAGATTACAGGCATCTTCGAGAGGAATGCCGCTGCATCCCAAATCCCGAAGATACCTTCTAACCTTCATGGCATCCTTAGAATGAACATCATACATCACATGTACCGTCCAGTCGTACCTTTCCAAGTAAATCTCCTGCTCAGTCAAAACTATAAACTTTAAACTATCAACTATAAACTACAATATTTCATCCCAAGGAATGCCCACACCATTGAATGATGTATCTGCATAGAAGCGGTTGAAGATAAATCCATCCTGCTGATCCTCATCATCCACGTAGTCTTTGATGAACTGAGCCATCTGTTTCTCCTCCGTGATAGATGAGCCGTAGAAATCAGCCAAGCACATGTGTGCGATGTAAACCGCATCATAGCCCACATTGTTCTCCAGCACGATATTGTTCTTCTTCAAGATGTCCTCAATATCATCCTTGCTCATCATGCGGATAGGCTTACCATTCTTCCGCATCTGCCTCACTGCCCACTCGCACATCTTCTTATTGAAGTGCCAGCCGTTGTATCTCAGGTAAGCCCTCATTTCTTCCGGCTGATAATCGTAGGCGTTCAAAGATTGTCTGTATTTTGTTCCCATAATCTCAATCGTTTAAAATGAAAAGAGTGAAGAGAAAAAGCAAATGAATTTTTCACTCTTCGTTCTTCACTCTTCACTTAATTAGTAATCTTCTCCGTAATCACTTCTGTAATCACGTCCACGGTCTTCACGTTGGCGCATGTCGTCGTACTCCTCATGCTCTCGCATACCACTTCTGCCTCCACGACCTCTATAATCGGGCATGCGGTTGCGCTCGCCGTATCGGTCACGTCTGCCATCACGCTTCATTTCGCCCAGGCAGTTCATAGCCTTATCCAAGTAGCGCAAGCCCTTCTCCACGTTCTCATACAAGCCATCAAACTTGTCTTCTGTAATCTCAATCATTACCATAATATCATAAGATTTTAAAAGTGAATAGATAGGGTAGGAGATTACTTGCTTGCCACCTGTTCGAGCAATCCCATCATCCTGTCAAGCTTGCCCTCCATGCCAGAAACCTTGCCTTCCAGCTTGGAAATCTTCTCAGCCTGTTCCTTCTCCTTGGCTATTTGGGGGTTGAGTTGCTGTAGCATTCCCTCACAAGATTCTACTACCCTCTTGTTGTAATCTACGCTCTCCAATATCGCCTTGGATTGTCTCAGCATGGCATCCACCTCTGCACTCATAGCATCCTTATTGTCGCTAACCACAAGGTTCTTGTCGTTGGCTATCTGTCCGTTTGCTGGCAGTTGCTTGAAATCCACTTCCTCATCACCAAGCTTCACCTTCACGTCCACCACAGTCTCCATAGGCTGAGGCGTGAAGCCATTGTTAAAGGTAGGGTATTTCGTCTGAGGGTTGCTCACCGAAACAACCTGACCGATCTTCAAGTTTGGGTTCTCGCCCTTGTCGAGCACATAGAATAAAGAATTTGTTCGTAGTCCTTGAAACATAATGTAATCTCCTATTATCTATTCTGTTGTTAAACAATACCCGTCATCAGCTGAAGGGTGTTAGTATCTCGCTCGAACCAGAGCTGAACCACTCCAGTTCCCGGCACGTCTGCAACCGTCAATGGCGCACCATTAAACTTGGTTACAGCCTGTGTCGCTCCGTTGGTCTCGAAAAGGATAGGCAGCGTACCAGTCGTTCCAGTCGGAATAGCCTGCATGAGATTCACGAAAATCGTTCCTCTGTAGTTGGCATTCACGAAGGCGTGGTTTTTAAAGGTGAACACCACATCGGCAGTATTCACCTTCACGCCAGTAGAAGCGATAGCCGCCGAACCGTTACGATTCACCCAAGTAAAAGGTCTTAACCATAACATAGCAGCCTCCTTTCTTTAACCCCAGAATCCTGCACCGTTGGCAGCATTCAAACCATACTGATAAGCAACGCAGTTAGGAACCGCAGTGAAAGGGCTGTAAGGAGTAGTCACCGTTTCAGGCAACTTGCACTTGATGCTAGCCACCTCGTTCTGCAAGCCAGCCAATACCGCATTGATAGGAGCCACCGCCTGACCCACAATCTGTGAAGTCATGGCAGAAGACTTGAAGGTACTGTTCTCCTCACGCAGCGAATCAATCTTATTCTGCATCTCACGCATCTCAGCCTGCTTCTGACCGTCAACGATGGTCTGAGTGCTCTCCTTGATAGCGTTGTGCAAGTCACAAGTCTGTCTCTGAGTCTCGTAAGCCACATTAGAGAAGCCACGCTCCTGACCTACTGCCACGTTGTTGATGGCATTCTGTAAGGTTCCAGTCTGCTGGCAGATAGCCAATCGGTTCTCGCAGCAGCAGTTAGCAATCTGCTGAGCAATCTGCATGTTACCCTGCTGCAAAGCATTGATGGTCTGCATACCGCTCATACCAACCTGATTACCTACACTCTGAACCTGTGATGTCAAGGCAGAAATGGCATTCTGAATCTGACCTTCGGTACAGTTGAGCTGAGTAGCGAGATTACTGAGTGCGTTACGATTACCGCCGATGGCATCCATCAGGAGAGCACGACCGTTGTCGTTGTTGATCTCGTTAGCAAGACCGCCACGACCGTTGCCACCGAAGCCGCCCCAGCCATTGCCACCCCAACCCATAAGGAAGAAGAGGAAGATAACCCACATGAACCAGCCGCCTTCACCGCACATTCCGTTGTTACCCTTCATGGCGAGAAGTACGTTTGGATCAACACCCTGCTTCTGGAGCAGAGGAGCAAGGAGTCCAAGCATTCCGTTTGAACCTCCGTTTTGGTTTTCACCAAAGATGTATGTCTTAGATTCTGACATAATAAAATAGTTTATCCGTTTCGTCCACTATTGAACTTGGTGCAAAGTTACGAAGAAGTTGATGCCCTGCCTAACTATGCTCAAATATTATTTTTGGATAGATAAGTTATTGATTAACAGAGTGATATGCTGAGTAATCTGCTGCTCATAGCATCAGTCCAGTTGCCTCATGGTTAAAATCTCGATATTTGAAAACTGTTAAATGATGTGAAGTGCCGATAAACAAAGGGGATTCTGCCGATAATTCGTAAACCAGTTTACGACTAGTTTATTACTGGTTTATATATTACAAATTTATTAACTTTAAAAATTGTGCTTATTCCGAAAATTCGTGCTACCTTTGCACTCGTAAGTTCGTGAGGTGAGAGGCACAAACAGACAAAGAATTAATGGATTTTATCATACAATATATAATGCCCTGTCTGCACCTCTCACACTAGCGGATGGGGCATTTCTTATGCCCTTTCATTTGAAGTTAAATTTAAATATATATAAGTATGAACGAAATTACATTAATAAGCAAATCAACTTTCCTTGGTAAGGAGATTGATGTGTATGGAAATGCAGAGAATCCTTTGTTCTTGGCAAAAGACGTAGCTGCATGGATTGAGCATTCAGATGTTTCTATGATGATGCGTAATGTAGATGAGGAGGAAAAGGTCACAAACATTGTTTGTACCCATGGAGGAAATCAGAATGCTTGGTTCCTCACCGAGGATGGTCTTTACGAAGTATTGATGCAGAGCCGCAAGCCACAAGCTAAGCAGTTCAAGAAGGGAGTCAAGGAAATCTTGAAGTCTATCCGTCGCACAGGATGCTATTCTATCACGAATGTAATCAAGGATAGAGTAGAGGCTGGTATGATGTGGGTGGAAGGCTGCAAGCGAATCCTTAACCTTAGCGATTCGTCAACGCTTGCTTTGATGCAGAAGGTTGCAGAACCTCTTGGCTTGCCTTCTCCAGACTACGTAGCCAGCAAGGGCGTGATGCACTCGGCATCCGAACTGCTGAAACGTTTTGGATCCAAGATGTCGGCGTTGAAGTTCAACCAGCAGATGGTTAAGCTTGGTTTCTTGAAAGAGGAGACCCGACAGGGAACCACAAAGATTCACAAGTTCAAGGTGATTACCGAGAAGGGTAAGTCTTATGGAGAGAATCAAGTATCTCCAAAGAACCAGAGCGAGACTCAGCCACGATGGTATGATGATAAGTTTGAAGAGTTGTTGAAGGCTATATAATATAATAAGGTGGAGTGCGAAATGTACCCCACCTTATTTTGCTTCTGTCTAAACTATGAAGAAAAATGCACTTATGTGATACAACCTATTGATATTTTTAGTAAATTTGCGCAAAAATTAACGCTTTAACAATTACGATTATGAAGAAATGGCTTTTATGTTTTTATGTGTTCTTGGGATGTTTTGTTCTGAGATACTTTAGTAATACTAACAACGTCTATGATGAGGCATCAGCAGTCGGTGATGGTCTTTATCACCCATCACCTTTTGTTCATAGACTTACTGAGTCTTTAGTTGTTTTTTTAGATATGATTTTTATCATACCTATAGCATTGCTTATATATCATTTTCTTGGGGAAAAGAACCAATATAGAGTATTGATTACCCTACTAAGTTCTTGGGCTATCTATGACATTATTTTCCATGTAGTAAAAATGCTTTAATTTGCTATAGTGTAAAAGATAGGAGCGAGCATTAAGCCCGCCCCTGTCTTTTAATTCAACTTATCCAAATCATCCACCGCTTCCATCATGATTCTGTCAATGTTCTGATTAGCGAAGTTGATGGATTCGGTATCGCTAGCCTTATCCCTCATCTTTTTCCATCGCTCCATCTGTTTCTCTGCCAGTTCGATGGCTTCAACCTTGGCAGCTTCCTTGGAGTTCTGGAATCTATAGTAATCACTATAATTACTGATTCTCTTCTCAATCGGAACGTTCTTCGATTTCAATCTATCCACGTTTGCCATCGTCTTCTCCATTTCGTCCTTGTAGTTATACCACTTGCTCTTGGTTCGCTGCAAGCTGCTCTGCTCGTTTGGCGTATAGAGAAGAGAGCGAAGGAACGGAATATCCTTAGTCTCGGTATCTTTTCCGTTCTTCACCAAACCACCAACTCGCTCTACGAATGTAGCAGCACCGCCCAAATAACTACCGTAGAAATGGTGCAGGGCAGAAGGATTAGTAACCGCATCCAAGAAATCATTACCCTTCATATCCTCGTTGCCAGCCGCAACATCGTTCGTCAGCCCATTCACCTTCTTATTCAGATTTATCATCCATTCAGGAGTTCCCTTGTATGCAAGCATCCAAGAAGGCTGATTCTCGTCATACTTATCGTCACGCTGAATAGGAGCACCCTTCCAGTCGCTATTATACATCCACTCCAAGAAAGGAGCCGTAGGAGAAGGAGCTACCGCCTTGATGGTCTCTTGAACAGGATGCTTACCGAATGAAGAATTTCCAAGATAGTCAAATACCGGCACCAGCTGAGACATGCAGCCCACTGCATCCATAAACGGATTCAGATACTTGTCAATATCCTTATTCTCCGTAAGGTTCGGCATCTTCTGGCTTGAAATATTCTTTGAGAAAGTCATGCCAGCTGCAAAGTCACCCAAGCCATAGAAGGCTCTCTCCTCAATAGCAAGAGGAATAGTAACAAACTCACCACCACCAATATATACACAGAGGTTATTTCTTCTGATATAGTCAGGCAGCTCGGCGTATGGGTCCTTCACGCCCTTTCTGTCCTTCTCGTCCTCATTGCTGATGAAGAAGTTGTTGAGCAAAGCCATAGCCATACCACTGATAAATGGAGCACTGGCTATATAGCCGATGGTACCAGCCTTGTTGTTCTTGAAGTTCTTGATCAGGAGATTGGTACTCTGAATACCGGCATTGAAGAACATGGAACTATTTCTGAACCAAGCAGCAGTGAAGCCGTAGATATTCCTTCTTGCAGTCTTGCCTGTTCCCATTTCCCCATTCTTGAAAGAGTAAACGGCGTTACCAGAACCATGACGGTTAAAGTTGGTTGATACCTCCTTCGCATCATACACCGAACGGATGATAGAGCGGTTACTGTCACGACTAGCACAATAGGTAGCGAAGCGAGCCAAATTCTCGGCAATCTCATTAACGTTCTCTAGGTTTTTAAAGATGGCATCATAAAATCCCTTACCTACCTTTTGAACCTTGTTTCGTTCGCCTTCGATGTGCATCTTGTATCTGTCTGTCCAGTCCTTCATGTTCATAATCTGAACCCAACCAGTCTCGCCGCCGTTCTCCATAAACTCCTTGAAGTATTTCTGAACCCTGTCAGATGTATCAAGTGTTCCGTTTCGATACTTGGCAAACAGACCGAAGCCGCCTGTATCACCAAAATCTTTCAGCTTGGAATTTCTGATACCTTCGATAAGACCCACCTTAGCGTAGTACTTTTCAAATCTCTTGGTATAGACAAGACCTTCCTTTGCCAAGAGGTTAGTTGATGCAAACTCAAAGTCCTTAATCATGTTTCGCATCACAAACTCAGGATTGTAAGAAGTACATAGCTGCGCCATAGCTCTTGAAGTCTTTGCGGTAACTCGTCCTGCCAAGGAATCGTTCTTATGCTCCAGCAACCCATTCAACGCCTGTGCTGCTCTAGGATTTCCGTTAATGATAAACGCATGAGTCCTTCCGGCAATCTTCACATCTACGATGTGCTGCGATTTGTTCTCCGCTCTCTGGAACTTATAACCAATACTGCCTCTGCGGTAAACCTTCGATGCCAAGTTCTGCAACGCCTTCGCCTTCATGTCCTTGTTGAAGTCAGAAACAATCTGGTTGATTTCGTCAGCAGTCGCATCCTCAGGAATATCAGGATAACGCTCATATACGATACCAGTCATAGGGTCCTTCTCATACCAGACGCTTACTTCTGTAATCAGATTATTGTTCGAGTTGTTTCTTGCGAATCTCGCAAACGCCTGTCTGATGGCATTCATACCGCCGTTCTTGATGGCTCTGTTACCCATCGCACCAATCTGTGCCAGCACATTCGTCTCACTCAGATACTTGTGTCCTCTCGCTCTCATGATTGTGCTTCCGATGTAACTCTTAGGGTCGCCCACCTCCGTGATATAACCATATACATCTTCCGCCGTAGCCTCATCATACTTTCTCAAAGGCACATACCAGTTGAACATATTGGAAACATGACCGTAGAGTTCACTGCTGATGATACCATTCTTATAGTCGCTGTCAATGGAATACTGGGCAGCAGCCTTCACTTTATCCCAATAGTCCTTCACGGCTCCCTTCCTGATACCCTCCATCTTCGCTTCCGAATCCATCACGCTCTGAATAGCCTCAGCATCATCGTAAGGGTCAGAAGATTTTGCTACCTCCTGAATAGCGTGAATACCCGAATAGTCGTGCTCGCCAGCCTCGAAGCCAGCGTCAAAGTGGTTTCTGATACTCTCATCCAACTGTCTGTAGTACTCCTTCAGGTCGATGTTGCCAGCCTTCAACTCGTTGTCAAGATACTCCTTATCGCTATAATAACTGTTTTCCAGGAAGTCAGCATCCTGCTTCTTCTTCTCGTCCCTTCTCATCTTCTTCAGGAAGTCACGAACGAAGAACACTCTGTTTCGCTCCAAGCCATGCTTGGTAATCATGTAGAGATTGAAGTTGCGAATCTTCTCATCGTCCTTCTTGCCGTCAAAGGCATCCAGTACGTCAGCCATCGCCTTATCCAACGGCTTCATCACGTTGCGCTCAAACATCTGAGCCGCATTGCTCATCGCACCCTGCATAGTGTTCTGCAGCATATAAGGATTCTCAGAAGAAGCAATATCCTCAATCTTCTTGTCAGGCACAATCGCATTCATCAACTTCTTCAACGAAAGCATATTGTCCATATAGCTCTCGGTGAACATATAGCCATGTTCATCAAGCGAGCGGTGGTATCTGTCAAGTGCCGTGCCGGCAGATGGGGTAGTGCGGAAGTGAATCTCACCATCCGTAGCCTCATTCCACTCAGCCTTGGTAAGATTATCCATGCTGCGAACCTTTCCGTCATTTCCGTAGAACATGCCATCATGCGCCACGACAGCAGGCATACGGTCATGGTCGAGACGGTATTTCACCGCCTCGGCTCTCATTTTCCAATAAGGGTCATTCTGATTCTTCTGCAAGTTCTTGCTCAACCAGAGCAGATACTTCACATCTTTAGTATTAGGAGCAATACGATAACCGATTTCGTGAAGGAAATCAGATACCTTATTCTTGATACCATTCCAGAAGCCCGGTTCACCCTTGCCGTCCTCGGCGAGTCGGGCGATACCTTCCTCAATGGCATCGTAGATATTCAGAGGATTGTACTTTCTCTCCTCATCCACCAGCTTCTTCAATGCCGCATTCTCAGGCTTATCCAAGTCATACCACACATCACGAAGGAACTTCTCGAATCTGTCTTCACCGAAAAGTTCTCTCATGCCCTTGTGTCCAACCACCTCATGCCAGATAGTCTTCTCGGCAGTATATCTATCGTGGATATTAGGCATGTAAAGATGCACCTCGCCAGTCTTCTCATCATACCAGCCAGTAATCTTTCTGCCATCCTCAATAGCAGCCCTAGCCGCCTTGTTGGTGATTTCATCAACCGATGAAACCATCTTCACCTTGCCGCCAGTCTTCTGAGCCACCTTCTCCACATGGCTCTCAACCGATGAAGCAGGATAATTGCCATCGCCATGGTCCGTGCGGAACTTGGTGCCATCCTCAGAAAAAACGGTATTATCAATAGTCAGTCCCTTCTCCAGGGCTTCCATAATCTGTTCAGACTTCTTCACTCCCTTCTCAGGAGCACCAATCTTAAAGCCAGCTTCCTCAAAGGCAATTCTCTGCTTAGGAGTCAGCACATTCTCAGGAATCTCAACCTTAGCCTCACCTACAAACTCCTTTGCTCTCTGAGCAACCTCAGCATCATCGAGCACTCTAACAGGTTTGCACCAGCGAGAGAGGATAACCTTTCTAGCCCTGCCAGTCTGTTTGAACACCTCACCGCTCACGCTACCGCTCTTCCAGTCAACTTCACCCACAGCATCCTTGGCTCTTTCTGCCTTGTAGCCGCTAGTAAGCTCGCTAACAGGAGTTTCGCATTCCACAACAACGATGTTAGGACGAATCCAAGCCGATTTGAACTGGTCGTTCAAAGGAGAGCGAGACATGTGCCAGTAAGGATTGTAGGCAGCATTTATATCTGTAGCCTTCTTGCCGGTGGCATCCCTACCGCCCTTGTCAAGCTTGAACTTCCATTTCAGTTCGCCAGTCTTCTTGTCAACCTTTTGCTTGCCAGTCTTAGGGTCAATATCTGGGATAGCCAAATCTGGGTTCTCGTCGGCACGAATCCATTGCCCAAGCTCGTTAGCCTCAACCAACTTGCCGCCAACCGATGCAGCCATAGGTGGATAAAGCTTTCCATCAATAACCTGCATGGCACGATATACCTTAATCTTAGGCTCCTCTTCCAGTCGCTTGATTTCCTTTGGGTCAGTAACCTTACTTCCTTGCGGCTCTCTACCGAAAAGTTCATTCTCGTTCTGGGAAGCAAAATCAAACTGCTCCTTTCCGAAGTTGTCAAGAAGCTTGGTAAGAGTTCTTTCCATTTCCCCAAGCTTGTTATATTTAGGGTCTTTGCCAATCATTCGGCAGATAGCATTTATCAACTTCTGATACCACTTCTTGGCAGCAGGTATCTTTCTCAAAGCACTACGCCATTCAGGTGAAGCAAGTTCGGTAATCATTTCTCTAGGATTCTCCAATCCATAGTAATCTCCAATCTTGCCGTCTTTCTGCATCTTGATCAACTCATTATAGATGTCAACCGCATCCTTGGCAGCCTCAATCTGCGAAGGAGAAAGCTTGTCTGTATGCCCTTTCTGATACATGGCAATAATGTCAGAAGTAAGAGGATGCAGCATTTCGTGGCAAAGAGTAGATGCAAGATTCTGTTTTGTATAACCAGCTGCGCTGAGTCTGTCAACATTCAGCTTGATGAAATTCTCTGAGTGTTTGTAGTAGCCCTTGGTTCTTGCCAGTTCAATGCTACCCACATAGAACTCTGTTCCAAGGCTTCGCAAACTGTTTACGATGCTGTCATAGAGTTCCTTTACTTCTGGGTCAGAATTGTAGTCGTTGAAGATTCTGTCAATCGTTTCGTAAGAAACAGGCTCATCCCTCTTTAGCCCATAAGTTTCCTGAAGAGATTTCGACCTTGCGAGAATATACGCCTTAGCCCTTTCTGCTGCGGCTTTTCTGATAGAGAGTGCTTTGTATTCGTTGAGAACATCAAGTGCTCTTCTTTCTCCGCCTCCTCCTGGCAGAGTCTTAGCTTCTCCTCCAGTTCCTTCTTGTTGTCCTTTATCTGAGGTATTGCGTCCACTACCACTTCCCTCAGAATTGATTTTTCTGAGGATGGAGTTAACAAGCTCTCCGATGTTGGCATCTTTTCTGATTCCGTACTTTGTTTCATACTCATTAATCTTCTTGGTTAAATCGTCAATAACAGTGTTGAGACCTTCTGATAGTGTAACGTTTTTGTTTTCATTTACTTCCCAACTATTCAGTGTCTGGTCTTTTGAATACAAGTCGATGGCAGCATTCGCCCATCTTCTTATATTAGGAGTCACATGGGTGAACAGGCGATTAATCTCATCATCAAACTTCTTTTCAATCTGCGAAGATACATCTTTATCTACATCTTCGGGAATGATTCTACCTTTCTTAACATCTTTTGTATCTGTTTTAGAATACTGCAAGCCTCGGTCCTCACGGAAGTGGGTGCCTTCATCCTCAGAAGTCTTGCGCTCCTCCTGTACCTTCACGCCCATCTTCGAGAGTCTATCCAGTACTGGCTTCAACTGCTCAGGCTTGAACTCAGCAAGCATACTGTTGCCTCTGGTCTCGAAGTTGTTGCCATTAACCAGTTTCAGCAAATCTTCATTCATGAAGTACTTGCCACCCTTTGCCTTGCTCTTCGGTACACGAAGCTCGTAGTAGTTGCCGCGATAGTTGTCTATGCGCTTCACCTTCACCTCACCGTCCGATGAAGTAACCTCATCAATACCGCCACGCCAAGATGAAAGCTCAAACTTCTCAGCCACGCTATTAATAGGTGCGTCCGTTGTCAAGCCCTTCGGGTCGAATCGGTCTGGCATCAAGATACCAGTCTTCACCTCGCCAGTATCAGTAGTATATTTCACCAGCTGACCGCCCAAGCCCTGATCCTTACTGTCAACCAAAGCCTGCATCAGGTTACCAGTCACAATATAGCCGTCCTTTCGGCTCTCGTTGCTAGTCAATCTGTCCCAGTTATCAAAGTTTTGGTTCAATACTCTGAGATGACTGTCTCCCATACCAGCAGCCTGCTTAGTCATGTTGTCAATGGAACGGATAACATCAGCCTTTTTGTCACCAGCACCCACCTTGCCAGCAATAGGGAAGGTAATCTTTCTTCTGCCATCCAAGGTAGCAAAGGAAACAGAAGAGGCGTTAGGCGAGAAGTTATCCGTAATCTTAATGTCAATGAGTCTTCCGTAACTATTGCCGAATCCGCTCAACTCGTTTGGATTGTTCATATCCATAGGCAGAACGAAAGCACCGTTGGTATCGAATGTATCAAGCACTCGGTTAAACATTTCAGCCTTTGCTTTCAGATTCTTCACCACGTCATTCAGCTTATCCTTCTCCTGCTTATAGAATGTGTCATACTGATAGCCAGCCATCTTCTCAATCTGCTCATCAGTCATGCCCGATTTATCCTGACCCTTCTTGCCATCCTTGATATACTTCTCCTTAGCCTTGGTAGCAGCCTTCACCGCACGCTCCTCATACTTCTGAGTTTCGTCGGCAATCTTCTTGTCGAAGAACTCCTTCACGGCAGCCTTCTTCTCAGCCTTGTATTCCTCCCAAGTCTTGCCGCCAGTCAAGCCTTCCTGCGAAGCCTTCACCTCAGCAGCCTTCATAGGTTTCTTCAAGATAGCCATGTTCACCTTTTCTATATAAGTGTTGTCGGCAAAGGCGTTATCACCGCCCGGCTCGGAACCCTGCTTCCAAACCTCCTTGCGGATAGTCTTAGCCTTCAATGGCAGCTCGGTAATCTCCAAATCATTCTCGCCCATTTCGTTGAGACGCTGAATCTCGTTGGCGTAAAGCTCGCCAATCTCCTGCAACATCTTCTCCTGCTCAGCAACCTTTAGCAATGCCATACGTCCAAGCAACTTGCTTGCATCGGCACCAGCTTCACCATCGCCAACACTTCCGCCACTTGCCACAAGGCTCTGTGGGTCGATTCTGGACAAATCATCGCCGTAGCTATTTTCCCATCCGAATGGGTCCGCCATTCTGGAATAAAGGTCAAGATGCTCTGCCATATACTCACGAACTACCTTATCACCATACTTGTTGGTAATGTCTGCAACGTCAATTTCGTTGAACTTACTCTTCTGCGAAGAAGTAGTATTGGCATCAAGTGACTTCAACTTAGCCTTGAACATCATCAGCAATCGCTGCTCGGCAGGAATCAGAGAAACCACATACTCGTAAGCACCTCTTAATACCTGTCCTGTTCGGTCGATACGACCACGCATCTGAACCTCATCATTCACGTCAAGCTGCTGCTGTGCCACAATCATCACACGCTTTCTCTGGTCCTTATACTTACTTGAAGCATGAAGAGAGATACCTGTGGCAGCACTCTTATTCAGAATGAGCGCATCAATCTGACCGTCATTAAACTCTCTTGCCAGTTTCTTCTTGTCGGTATCAGCACGCTTCACCTTGGTAACAGTCCCGTTCTCGTTATACACGAACTCCGTCTGTCTTCCGGTCAACTCGCCAACCTTATAGCCTGCCTTCTGCAATTCGTTCTTGATAACATCAATAGGGGAGAGAGAAAGACCTGTACTTGTCTGCTCAATCTTCTTCTCCAATTCGTGATAAGCCTCAACAGCCTCTTCGCCCAAGTCTTCGAGCTTGAAATAACCGCTTTCGCTATTGTCCTTGGCATCCTTCTGAGTATAGCGAAGTGTACCCTCCAGACCCTTCTTCAAGGAAGTACCCAAGTCTGGTGCGTCCATTTCCTCGCCAAGTGCAATGTTGCCTGTCTGCGATTCATTGGTATTGTTCAACGCAATCACAGGCTTCATGCCCTGCTTCAAGTAGTCGATGGCACGCTCTGCTGCAGATTTGGCTTTCAATGAGAGAAGAACCTGCTGAACGGTATTGAACGCCTTGCTTGCGAAAGGCTGATTCTTGATACCTAAAGATTCTGTACCCTTCTTGATATCCATAGTAGATTGGATGTCTGCCAATTCAATATTACGCTCATCAACGTAACTTGAAACATATTTCTTTTGGAAATTGATAATATCATTAAACAAACCGATGATACTATCATACTGCTCTCGCTGTTCCTGCACTCTCTCAGGATCATCAATCGCCTTCCAGTCGATGGTTACGCCGGTCATATCTCGCTCACGGCGAATCATCTGACCGCATTGTGTCAACGTCTGGCTCATAATCTCCTGCAAGGTAGCACCACCACGCTTCACCGCATCAATCAAGTCGGATGCTTTCATACCGCCCTCGTTCATGGCAGTACGCAAAGCGTAGATAGGCATATTGTCTGGTCTCTTGGCAAAGGTAGCCGAGAAGAAGGTAACATTCTTAGCCTTCTGAATAATGTGCTGGAAATAGTTACCCTGACCGCTATTGCCACCAGCCGTATGGCTTTCGTCAAGGATAAGGTAAGCGTTACCCATCAGTTTCTCGATGGCATCACGTCTTTTCTGTCCGCTCAGAGCAGCAGCACCGAATGATTTACCCTTTGCAAGCTTTCTCTCCTTGCGGTTGCCGTCCTCATCAAACTCATATACGCCATTGCTTACTTGGCTGTAAGTAGTCAATACATAGTCATATTCGTCTGGCAGTTTGCCGTTCTTTTCAATGTAGTCGAGCACACGCTTCACCTCGCTCTTCGATGGCAAGGCGAATACCACGTTACCCTCCGAGTCGGTAATGGCAGCTTCCTTGTCACTACCGAATACAAATGGTCTCAGCTCAGGGCTACCAATATCCACCAAGTCACGATAAACATCACTCAGCAATCCTGCTGTCTTGGTGAAATACACTGGCACCTGCCCCTGCTTCTTGGCGTATCTGATAAGCGAAGCAGCCTGTCTTCCCTTACCGATACCGGTCATGTCGCCGATAATAAAGGCGTTGCCCTTCTTTGCCTGCTGCAAGGCAAGGGCTACAGAATCAACCTGCTCTGCGGCAAGATGAGAATACAAATCATCCTTATCATTGTAGCCCAGTTCATCAACAAGGAACTGGTCGGCATCGCCCAACTTTTCAAGATTCTTGTTTACCGCCTCCTGCTGGTCGGCAGGCATCACTGCCTTCAGGGTGAATGGGTTTCCACTCTTTGGCGCATAGGCAACCTTCTCAGTACTTAGTCCACGTACGGATTTGTCCACCCGCTGTAATTGTCCCCGTGGTCCGCTTCCGCTCCCGGTGCTGGCAGGTTCATCAGAACTTGGCTGAGTGTCATTCCCTCCAGCTCCTCCTGATCCAGATAATCGTCCGTCATTGGCTCCAGCGGTTGGTTCTTTGCTTGAAGTAGGCTCTGCCCCTGTTCCGTCTGTTCTACTATCTCCATCAGGAAGTTCTCCATCTTTTCCTGGCTCGGTTCCTCGTTGATTGTCCAAGTCATCATGGGTTCCTGATACGGAAGATGTGTCAGATACGTCAGACCCTCGCTTACCATCTGGTTCGCTTCCTCCTCGTTCTCTTGCTCGTACTCCCTCTTCATGAGTACCAGCAGCCCCTTGTTTATCAGGTCCTGCGTTAACTTTTCCTCCTTCTTCTCCGATGGAAGAATCCATCCGTTCACCTCGTAGTATATCATCTTCAATTCGTTTATAAAGTTCGTCATAATCTTTCACGGTCTCAGCTCTAGCCTTATCCTTCACTGGTGGAAAGGCATTCTCGTTCAAGCGTCTTCCGTTTATCAAAATAATACGTGTTGGGTAGCTGGTTCCCTGCTTGGCGTAGAGACTACCATCCACATTAATCACGTCCTCCACATTATAGTGGCTATAGAGATAACCAAGGAAAGCCTTATCTTTCGGATTCAGACTTCCGTTCTTGGCGTATTCCGTCTTGCCGCCAATGATGATGGCAGCACGACCATCGTCCTTCATGCTCTCCAAGGCATTGATAGCCATCTGTCCTTCCAGAGAAGAAATCTTGTAGCCGTCATACTCCTTAGGGGTAGCACTACCGAATGGTGGGTTTGTCACCACCACGTCAACGTCCTTGTCTGCAAAAGGCAGGGTTCCGTCCTGACTCGTCACGTTTTTGAAGCCCTGTCTTCTCAGGTTCGCCAATCGCTGGGCATCAATATCGTTCACATGCACCTTATCCATTGGCAAGCCGATGGTAAGCATACCGTTACCGGCACTAGGCTCCAGAGCACTCTCAATCACCTTGCCGTTGCCCTTCACATACATATCCGCAAGGAAAGCGTAAGGGGCAGGGGTAGAGTACTGCTGCTTCATCACTCGCTCAGAATCACGCTGGTTGAGGCTAGGCTGATTCTCATAGAGTGTCTTGATACGTTCAAACTTCACGGCATCGTTGGTAGATTCCGAAGAAGCAATACCTCTTGCACGCTTAACAATGGCAGTCTCTGCAAGCTCCTGCAAATCCGTGTCCTTAATGTCCTTCAAGCCAACTCTCTCAGCAATCTTTCTCAGCTCAACAATACCGTTAAACTTATGCTTGAAACCCAACTTTATGTTCACGGTATCAATAAACTTCTTCTCCTTCAGCTTCCTGTCCTCGGCAGTCTTGGAGTCACCCACCAGATTCTCCTTATGCTTAGGTGAAGTCTTCTCGTAGTAGTCAGCCCATTCCTTCAAGCTCATACGCTGCTCGCCATCACGATAGCGGATATTCATCATCTGCTCATAGATGGCATCCACATCTTCCTTCTTGAAAACCTTGGCAGCAGGCGCAAACTCCTTGCGCATTTCCTTCACCACGTCTTCAAGATTGTGCATGCCTCTCTTGATTCTCAGATAAGCATTTTCTGCCATGGCACCAACAAGCTTAGGCAATAACTCCAGCTGTTTGGAGTTAAGACCAACAAACGAAGCAGACAATTCATCCTTGCCGGCATTCATGAGTTCTTTCCAAAGGTCATTGACCTTTTTGTTTGAAGCTGATACTGCTGCATCGTCAGCCGTCTGCTGAGGTTTCTTCTCTGTCTCAGCCTTAGCTTTCTTCTCCTTCTCGAATCCTTCTGCCGCATTCTTGATTCCCTCCATAGGGTCAGCAGATGGCTCCGCTTTAGGAGTCTCTACTTTAGGCTCAGTCTTCTGCCCTCTGGTCTTAACAAAGATGCTTTCATAGATAGCACGGTGCAAATCGTCTGTCACTTCTCCGTTCAGATAGTCAAGCGCCATATCCTTGGATAAATCGTCCACGTCTGCCTTCATAATCTCATCCTCGGTCAAAGGATGCTCCTTCTTGAACTCTGCTGCAGCTGCCTCAATCGGGTTAAACTGAGGGTCTGGGTTCTCTTCCTTTGGAAGGAGTGGGAGAGGACCTTCTTCATTCTTGCTGTCAATATACTCAGTAACCTCATTCAGATCACCAAACTTCTTGCCATCATACTCATAGTAAGACCCGGTGTACTCGCCCTTTTTGTTAGGCTCATCAACCTTCATCACTTCCTTGTCTCCATCAATCACAATCTTTTGCTTCATGATAGGACCGTACTTTGATGGGGTCTCGGTTTCCTCGTCCGTCACCTCAATGCGACTTTCGAATTCCTTGTTTTCTAAGTCGTCAGCCTCTTCTACTCTTGGTCGCTCTGCTTCTGCTGGTTCATTTCCTCCTGATGCTTCCTGTTGAGGTTTTTCATCGCCTGAAACATCATTGCCTCCTTCATTTTCTGAATGTCCTGTTCCATAATCTTGCCATTTCTTAAAGTCCAAAAATTCTTTTACTAACTCTTCCTTGGTAGGAGCAGCCTCAAAGATACTGCCCTCGCCAGTGTTCCTAGCGGCAGCAATGCGGTTGTACTCATCAAGCAAATCTCTGAAATCAGATACCTTGCCCTCCAAGGCTAAAGCCATCATCTGAGAGATAGAAGAGTAACGCTTAGCCGCATCCTCACCATACATGTCCGATGTTCTCAGCAGCGTATCAACCTTATTGCCGCCCTGTCTTGCCTCATAGAGCAACTGGATAGCCTGATCTATCTCGTCACGAAGAGAGAACTCGCCCAGCTTCATGTTGTCCATCACCGAGCGGATAGCGTTGATAGCCTTATTCTTCACCGTAGAGTCGATGCCCAGCATTCTGATAGTCTCAGGCTTAAAGATGGAACCCAAGAGAAGGTTCTTCACGAACTCCCTGCCCTGTGCCGACAGTCGCTCAGGGCTTTCCATCATCTGTGCCACCTCATTCTGTCCGATGATGCCTTTGCTTACTAACGTCTTGATAAGGTCATTTATTGCCTTGGAATTGTTAAAGAAAGCATCAAGCGAACCGTTTCCGTCAATCTCGGCAACGATAGCACCTATCTCGTCAGAAGTCAAGGTCTTAGACTTAGCCACCGCCTGCTCTGTGTTGCTCTGAGTCTTCTTCTCGTTGCGGTTGAACTTGGCGAAGGTAGCCGCATCGTATGGCAATCTCTCATCGGTAACCATTACCAGGCGAGGATGCTCGATTCCGCTCTGCTCAATCTGCTCACGTGTGAAGCCGAAGTTCTCGGCATTCTCCAAGAGGTCGTTGATGTATTCGCCGTCCGTGCCGTCCTTTGCAGCCTTCTGTCCTGCTATGGTTCTACCGTTACCATCATAAACGATACCCTCGTCAGATACCACTGGCACCTGCTCAATAGCCATACCATTATACTTTCGGGCAATCTGGTCGGTATTCTGCTGAGCCGCCTTGTCGTGTTCGTAGTCACGATCATTCACGGTTCTGCCCTCAGCATCGGTAGGGAATCCCTCTGATTTCTTGTAGTCATTGTTCACATCGTGAGAAGGAGTAAGACTTTCAGCCGGCACAATCTCATAATGTCCCTTAATCTTAGTCTCTCCATCAGGCAGCATTCTTGTGCGCTTGTTGCCCACAAGTCGTGGTGCATTTACAAACTTCTGTCCTGCCACGCTACCAGCTTCATGTGCGCCCTCCACCTGTTCAGGTGTGCCCACGGTCTCCGCAACCTTCTTGGCAGTCATAGCCTTCTTGATATTCTGAGCGTGGTCCAACTGCTTCTTGGCAGCTTCAATGGTCTGGTTCTTCAAAGCCTCCTGCTCCATGATGTCGTTAGGCTCGGCGGTATAGTCCACCTTCATCTTCTCGGCATCCTTCAAAGCATTCTCAGCTTTCTTAATCTGTCCGTCCACCACCTTCTCAGCATTCTCCCCGAAATCCTCAGTAAGAATCTCCGCACTCTGCTCAGGAGTCATTTTCCCATAATCAGGCGTAGGTCTTCCCTTACTGTCCGTAGCCATAGGAACATCGGAACCATCGGCAAACTTTCTGCTAGGTTGAGGCTGCTCTTGTGGTGCTAAGTCCTCATTTGTGGTATTATCTTTGCCCGATGTGGTATCAACTTTTGTTAAAGTGGTATTATCTTTTGTTAAATCACCCTCTTTTGTGGTACTATCTTCTGGCTTTGTGGTGTTATCTTGTGGTGCATTCTGCTCTTGCTGCGCCTTTGCAGCATCCTGCATCGCCTGTTCCTGTGCCGCCTGATTATAAGGCTCAGAGTTCTTCATCTGCAATCTCTGACGATACTCAGCAGCAAACTGGTCGATAGGCTGATTCTGGAACAGAGTAACCTCATCTGCCTTCACGTAAACCAATTCTTTGGCATTAGGGTCCAGACAGACAAGCATATCGCCGCTGTCTTCCTTCGCCTTGCCAGTAGTCTGGTCGAATGCAACATCACCCGAACCAACAAGAAGTGTTCTTCCGTTGCTGTCCTGCACATACAGAGCCTGCTCGCCATTCATCGCCTGACCGTTCAATGTTCCGTGATAGCTCCAATCAGAAGTAAACTCCTTCACGTTTTCCTCGATGGCATCAGCAGTAGCCTGCTGCATACCCTGCACTCTAGCGTTCGCATTGATATATTGGGCAAGTGGGGTCAACTCTTCTTGGGTCAATCCATTCTGAATGAGTGCATCGTAAATCTGTGCCGGTGTCAAGCCCTGCTGGTGCAATTTCTCAAACACCTGCTTGAAGACATCGTTTCCTTCCATGGCAGCATCAAGTTCCTGCTCTGCATTACGAAGATTTCTCAATTCGTCCAATACCACTTCGCCATTCGGCTGCTCGGTGCCAAGGTTATTATCCTCAGCCGCCGCCTTACCTTGGCTTGCAGACTGATCTTCATGTGGTCTTCCGCTAGGGAAAAGTTCATCTTCCAGTGCTCGCTTCACACTATAGAAGATTTGATTCTCCTCATCGGTACGCTTCATCGGGTCTTTCTGCATGATTTTATCAATATCAACAATCATTTGTCCCTTATCGTTGAAAATCTCCTTCAATGAGTTCATAAAACCGCCAACAACCTGTGAGGTTCCTGATTTGAGATAGCCATACGAGCCGTTTTTATCCACATACTTCTCCCAATCAAGATAGAGTGCGCTCTTCGGGTTGCGCAAGTCATTAATCAACTGAGCATTCTTCGGATCTGTAATATACTTATTCTCATCATATCCGTTTTTCTTAAGGAATCCAAATGCCAGACTGGTAACTGCTCCTTCTTCATCAGTCAGCTGCATATCCTTCATCTTGGAATATCCAATCAGCGAGAGCATATCATCGTTGTCACGATAAAGCTTCTGCTTGTAAAGGATGGCACGGCGTTCATCGGCATTCTTATAAGAGGTACGTGTAAGAAGCGTTCCGTTCTTGGTGTATTCAAGAATCTGTTTGTTCTTCACATCGTTCACGCTGCGGTAGCTTCTGCCCCTTGTGGTATTGAACAGTCCCATCGCTGCGTTCACCTTCTCCTTGGTGCTCTGGGAAACATCAGGGTCGTTCATGAAATCCGTGTAGGCGGTCTTATACTTCGGGTCTCTTGGAGCGGTCTTCGAAGCACGGTCCACCTTTACAAAAGCATCCATCAGGTTCTTGCCCGATGCAGAAGAAATCAGCTCGCTCTTCTCATCTGGAGTCAGACGAATATCCACGGCGATAGGAGAGCCGCTGGCATTCTTGCCAATCACAAAATGAGGATTGTCATTATGAGTAAGATGATGCAGGATATTGCCCATCTTCACGAAGTTGCTAGGCTCGCCAGCCTTGAAAGCACCCACCATCACCACGTCTTCCAGCCAAGTGCCGAAGGAAATATCCTTATCACCGGTCACATTGTCGGCAACCATCATGGTTCCAGCCTCAACACCGAGACCTGCGGCAGTAGCACCAAACTTCTGGGTTCCGTGAAGCAACCGATCTCCTGTACTTTTCTCCAAACCAGTGATTCCGAACTTGGAAACCCAAGGAGCCATGATAGCACCCGATACTCCGAACATGGCACCAGTAACCGCACCGTGCCCTGCACCTTTCAGACCAGCCTCACCGATAGCCTGCAAAGAAGTATCATCACCAGTTGAAGCCTGACTCAATGCGGCAGTAACACCCGAATATCCTGCAAGATTCAGCGAACTTGTAGCCGTTCTAGTGCCCAAGCCCGACATGATTTTCTGTGCGGTTGTCATGTTTGCCACCTTGAAAGCCATCTGCTGGGCGGTAAGCTTCTGTGCTGCCTTCATCACGCCAGCCTTCACCAGTCCGTTTGTCAGAACTCGGGTTCCTGCATTCACAGCAGCACTCGCACCTGCACCGATTACGGCAAGCGGACCAGAATCAGCAGCCATGTTTACGACAGTAGATACGAATCTCGTACCGATGCCCGAGCGATAGGTTTCATCCTTGTGTCCTGCCACCTTCTGAATTTCCGCATCACCATCAGCAATAGCAATACCTTCCTGCAATCTCTGTCTTGTATCTCTAGACATCACGGAAGGAGCCAACACCATACCGATAATGTTGCTGAGGTTCTTGGCAATATAGTCAAGCGCACCATGAGGCATGATTTCCTCCTGATTTCGCATCGTCAGAGCCTTCTGTACATAGTTCATAATCTCTGGAGTAACGTATTTGTCCACGTATTCCTCCACGCCCATGTTAAGTTTCTCTGCACTCTCGGCAATATGGCGCTGCATTCCCTTCTGCGAGTAAATCTCGTTGATTTTGCTGCTGAGATTGTTCATCAGAACGTTCTGGCGGTTCACCTGTTCCTGCGTCTGGGCATCACGGAAAGCCTGTTCCTTTACCGACTGAGGTGCATAGATGCCGCCCATCTTGTCAAGGTTCTGCTGATACTGCTGACGTGTCAATTCCTGTGCCTCGTTCATGGAAGAATCAACAAGACTGAGCAAGTCATTACCCAAAATTCCTTTGGTCTTACCGTCATTCCTTACGAACTTGTTACCCTCCACCTCATACTGGGCGAATGCTCTAGCATCGTCCTCTCTCTGCTGCTTGGCTCTAGCCTGTCTAGCCTCAGGAGTAGAAAGCTGCTGCATCGTCTCGTTGAAGTTCTTGGCAGTAGGGGTTATTCTGCTTCTGCTGATAGGGGTTGCTCTCTGCTGTTCCTGACGTGCAGACTGCTCTTGTGCTCTCTGCATGCGCGCGCGCATATTGCTAGCCTGAGCCTGCTGCATCGGGTTCATCTGGTCGTTACGCATGTGCGCCAACCGCCAGTTCTGCATGTAGTCTGTGCCCGAAGATGCAGCCGTTCTAGGCTGCTGCGCCTTCTGCTGCCTTGGCTTCTGATACTGCGCCGCCACTTCCTGCGCTCTCTGCTTCATAGTCTGCTTCTTGACAGGCTGAACTGGCTTCTGCGCTAATGGCTTCGTATTATGCTGAGGCTTCACGGCATGAAGACCGAGTGCCCTTCCGAACTCCTCGTAGGTGGCACCGATGTTCGCACCGTCCTGCTTCATCGCCTGATAGAAGCCGAGTCGGTTTTTGTAACCTTCCTTGCCAGGCGCAAGCATCAGTTTCTTGAACTGCTGTCTGGTACCAATCTGCGCTCCGTCGGAAACAAGCGCATCGTACATCGAATCTATTCTGTCATATCCCATATATAATATGTTTATTTATTGTTCTTCTTAAACCAATTATTCAGAGCATTATGGTTGCCCTTTCCACCGCCAGAACCCTTTGCCGCTGGTTTCTTTGCTGCTGCCCTCTTTCTGGCTTCTTCTCTCTGTCTTCGCAGCGTTCCTGCTCTCTGCGCAACAGAAGAACCGCTTTGTCTGTTGGTGGTTTTTGTAGTAGAGCCATCCGTATGGAGCACTTCCTTGCTGCTTGAAGTAGATGAATTGCCAGAAGTAATACCATTGTAGTAGGCTTCATTGGCTTCATACATCGTTTTGTTGGATGCGTAATGAGGCTTACCTTCTGCATCAATAGTTGTGTATTTGGCAGAAGAGCCTCCACCTCCGCCTGATCGTCCACGTCCGCTTCCCTTATGGGTAGCATTATACTGTGAAATGTTCAGTCTTCTGTTGGTCTGCTCGTCCTTTGCCCTGTCACGTCCCTGCTTGTACTCGAAGTCTCGCTGGTCCTTCTCCTGTTTATACTGAGCCGAAGCCGCATCCTTATCCCTGCGATAGTCGAACTTATCCTTTGCAAGCTGCGCATTCTCGCCACGAAGCCCCATCAGGTACTCCTTATATACCTTGTCAGCCTGTGCCTTTCGGTTCTCCAGATCGAACTCCGCCTGCTTGTAAGCCGCATCAGAAGCCGCCGCCGCCTCTCTCTGTCTCTGAGCCTTTCGGTTCTGATACCCCTGTTCCATCATGGCAGTAGGGTCATTGAACTGCTGCAGAGGCGCACCCTTGGAAGTGTTCACGATGTTAGCCATGTGGCGGATGGCATCGGCGAAGGCTGCGATATTTTCCCTGTTGGTAGTCATTCGGCGGTCATACTCATCGGGAGTCTCGCCCTCTCTCATGCCCGGTCTGTTCTTGGGAATCAGCTTGCCGAGCCACCCGAAGAAACCGCCATCCCTCTGTGAAGGGTCTGCCTCAAACTCTGGAGCCTGCTTGCTCTGTGCCGTCTGATAGCCACTCAAAGCGGAAGAAAGCGCATCATAGCTAGGTGTGCCGTCCTCTTTCCATCCTGTAGGCTGCTTCATTCCCTCGAAACTGGTCTGAGGCTGAGGAGTATTGTCAGCCGCATCACCCATGTAAGGAGTCTGAACTGGTCCCAAAGCCGGGTTGGCATAGCCGCTTTCCTGCGGAACGAACTCTTCCTGCTTCGGCATCTGGGTAAAATCCGTTACTGGAGCCGCCCCTGTCTGCAATGGCTGAGGCTGAAACTTTCCCATGGCATTACCGCCCTGCTGAAAGACGTTCACGCTAGCCACCGCTGGAATGCCGCCCTGCTGAGCACCCTGCATCACCTGATTGCCGCCACCCATCACCTGATCATAGTCGGGGTGTCTGGCTCGCATCATGTCCAAAGCCGCCTGAGGATACCCACTAATAGTAATGGGTGTCCTCTTCGGCTGCTGTGTATCTTGATTGTTTACTCCTGCCATACGCTAATCTTTATAATCAATAGTAACCGTGTGACCCTCCTTCATAGCCTTACGTACAAGCTTTACTGCTTTTTCAATCTCGATTTCCTCGGGATTGTCAATAGTAGGATGATTCTCCTCAACCATCGGGTCGCTGATTTTCTTATCAGGATGCTTGGCTGCGTAATCTGCAATGGTATTGAGAATCTGCTGGGCAGCATCGTATGCACCCTTATACCAAACATACTTCTTCTTATAGTAGGCAATTATCTTATCCTTATAGTAAATTAATTGCTCCTTACAAGCGAGAGCACTCTCGGCACTCTTCAAGGCATTGGCGTTAATCTTGTCAACAACATTGTCGGCAAGCTTCTTCTTCAATTCCTCGTTCTCCTTCATGTACTTCTGGCTTACCTCGACCAGTTTCTTCTCACGAATCTTTGTAAGGCGAAGTTCCTCTGCAACGTCAGACAAAACAGCGTTCTTGTCCTTTAACATCTGTTCCAAATCCACATTCTCGCCGAACATCTTTATCTTTCCTCTTAGGTGTCTAGAACTTTCCTTCCGCAGCTCCTCAATCTTCAAGTTCTTTTTGTAGATGGTCTTGTTGAGTCGGGCAATCTCCTTGCCGAGACGCAGATTCTCCTTTTTGAGACGATCAATCTCCTTCGCCTGCTCATCCAACAAAGCATCGTTGAACTGGGTGGCTGATTCCTTAAGGGCAGGAGAACCAGGAATAATAGAATTTTTCCAAGAGAAATCGCCTTTGATGTGATTCTTTCCGTACTCCTTCTTCAAGCGTTCTTGGCGATCAAGCCATTCACTTGTATTCATTGCTGTAGCGAAACCATTCTCATTGACGACTCTTTTTGCTTCAACGACTTCTTGCTTCTCCCATACTGGTAATTCTGAGAATTCAAAACCTTTTAAGACTTTAACCAGAAAGTAACCTTCCTTCTCCAATATCTTCTTTGCTTCTTCAAATGTCATAATCTATTTTGTTTTAATGTTTAACTTCATTAACACTTCCCGAAAAATTAGGGGTGGGGGAAATCGGAAAACCGAAATCCAGAAAAGGGGGTGGGGGGTGGCGGGATTTTTATTTATGTATTTATCTACTATAATTTGCAACGGTGGTCAAAGGGGGTGGGGGTCTTGGGGTGTCCTCTATGCCTCGCCTGCTCTTGCCTTGCCGTCCTCATCCTCGCTCACGCCATCACCCTTGGGCTGCTACCCCTTCAACCTCTTCTTGGCTCCAGTGGCTAGGGCTAGAGGGTCATAATGCTGTCCAACCTCGTTGTAGCCAGCAGGGATAGGGTCTGCCACGGCTCCCTTGCCGTATTGGGCTTCGTATGCCACTCCCGTTGGGCTTACTTTAGGGGTTTGTGTTACATTTGTGTTATCAATTCCACTCTGTGAACCGCCTAAAGTGCTGCTGCCCTGCGACTTAACTCCTTCTAGTTGTGACCCCAATTGGTTCACACCGAAATTGAACATCGCATTTGAAGCGTTTTGGGCTGCATCGCTCGTTGCCTGCGCCTTCTGCTGCTCGATTTGCTGACGTTCCCTAGACAACTGCTGCGTGTTTTGAAGGTGAGCATCCTCAACCTGCTGCTTTCGAGCCGTGTCCTGCGCTGCTACGTTGGCTATCGTGTCGCCCATCGCCTTGTTAGCCGCTTCCTTAGCCATTGCCACACTTGCAGCAGTTCCACCGCCAACGGCTGCCGCACCATCAGCCTTGCGGACGTACTCATCCTGCACCTCCTGCGCTCTTCTCATGAGGTTCTGCCCTGCCTTCGTGTCAAGGTAATCGGTATTGTAGTTCTTGTCGTACCAAGCCTTCTCAGCGTTGGTTCTGTACTGATTCTCGGCTTGTGCTCGTCTAGCTGCCTTCTTCGCCTTGTTAGCACCAAACAGAGAAGCACCAATGCCTGCCGCCAAGGATGCCGCACCCAATATCCACTCCTTCTTCTCCGTGAGCACTGGAGAGGAAGCAATAACCTTTGGTATTCTTGTCAATATTTCGCTCATAATCTTGATATTTTCGTTTGTGGGGGCAAATATATAATATTTGGAGGTACGTTTTGCCGTGTTTCCATTCAAGATAAATTACCGCTCCAACCCACCAATGTGTTAGTCGGGGCGCAAATATCTACGAAACCATTTACCTCATGCCCTCCCAAACTGCTCATTTTGTAAACAAAAGCGCAAAATACCATTAAAACGTAACCGCTTGATAATGAGGATTTGAGTCTCAATCGTTCCAAAGGAGAAACACAAGCCGAGTGTAAAGAAAGTTCTTATTTCATAAATGAAGTTACTTTGCAAACAAAAAAGCGTCTTGCATTAATAGGTACGCACGTACGCATAAGGAAGTCATTAAGAAGATTTAACGCTGCTCTTGATAGGTTTGCAGGCGTAATCAAAGCGAACTCCTTTCATTTCTGCCGATTTTGGCGATTTTCGGGCAAATGGTCGGGATTCTCCTCAAATTCGTGAGTTTTGAGCCATATAAGGGCGATTCTCTAGCGTTTTAGAGCCGATTTTGTGGGTTTTTCGTAGTTTTCGGGGTTTCGTGCGGGATTTCACGCCCATCTAGGATGAAGGCTTCTAGATGCGGTTTGGACATGCTTAGTGTATCATCAAGGCTTAGGGCTTGCCTTGCATAGGTGTTACGTGATGTGTTGTGTGAGTGTTGTGTGGTGTTGCGTGGTTCCCATGGTGTGTGTGTGCTTCTCTCTCTGTTAGGTGAGGTTGGCAAGGTGGGGGGAGTGAAGGGGGTGTGGGGAGATAAGGGGGCAGCGCCCCCACGGGCGCAAGCGCCCTCCCCATGCCGTGTGGGGCTAGCGCCCTTCCTACAAGTTTCCTATTTGTACCAAGAGGTTTTCTTCTTCTGCTATTGGCACGAGGTGTCTGAATAGAATGATACCACTTTTAGGCGATGCCCACGCAGTTTGTTTGGAATCGCTTAATATTGGCTCAGTCTTCAACACTCGACAAATGCGGCTTATCAGTATGCCGTACATATCTCTAATACCCTCTTTAGAGAAATCAATATCAATAATAATAGAAGCAAGTTTCTTGTTGTCAAATATAAAGCGAACCTCGTTGATGTTTTCGTAAACACCTTTGCCCCATACAAGTATCATAGAGTTAGCCCCAGTCTTATCAACAGAACAAACACTAATATCAAGATGTGTGAATCTGGACAAACAGAACTCATAACTATCACCGAGCGCAAATCCCATAACTCCACCAAAATGAATGCCGTCAACCGGATTGGAAGACATCACTACATTTCTTAGTCTTGTTGCACACACGACTGGTGATTTCTGTGGCTTGCTATTCCTTTTGGATACGCAAACCATAATCGCAGCAATTAATAATGCTACGAATAGAATTAATAAGAATGCCATAAATAAAGTTGTTAAAGCGTTATTTGTATTGTATTTTCTATCTTGCGATAGCCTTTAATTCATCAACTTGTTTGAAGAACTCGTCGAGGTTGTCGGCAGCATAGTGGATGCCCTTATAACGGATGAAGGACGCAAAGTCACTCTTATCACTCTCCTCGAAGAGTTCAGACACCTTGCAACCGATAATCTCTGCCATTTGTTCTAGTCTATCAATACCAAACTTTTTACGAGCCAACATTTGGCTAAGAGAGATAGGCTCGATACCCATACCCTTAGCTAAATCCTTCTGCTGCATCCCATGTGCTTTCAAGCACTCTTTTATTCTCAATTGTACCATAATTCTATAATTTTCTGCAAAGATAATAAAAATATAGCATACAACAATAACTATTACCGATTTTAACACATGGATATAGTACAAAAACCATCTTTAAATGCAAAGTTATGTTTAAAAGCTATACTTTTATGTAAAATATCGTTAAGAAACATAATTAAATTTGGAAAATATAGCATAAATGCTTATCTTTGCACTCGAAATCAAGTTAGTTTGGTTTCAAAAGCGGAGCGATGGCACATTAGTGAATTGATGAGAAACAACCGCTATAGAAATAGTGTTAGTCAGCAATACGGAGAGGTAGAACTCTGTAACACACCGAGGACAACGTACACCGAGTTAGTGACACTCTCAAAGCACAAAGGCAAAGAAGCCTCAAACACTCATCACGCAAGATGGAAAAACGCTAGTCGTGTTAGACTAGAGAAATATCGAAACACGTTGACCCACGAACGTTAAGTGAGGGAGCTAGGTCACATATAGCTTGTGAACGTTGGGAGCAAACGTACACCTGCACTTTAACTAGATGTATAACAATTTAATAGCAACAACAATGGCAATAAACAAGAAGATAGAGTTAACGGCTAATCAGTTGTGGGTGCTTAAGTACATCCTGCATGAGGTTGAAAGTTGCGAGGATGGTGCTTTCGGCATCTACCTCACTCCAAAGGAAAGAGTTTCATTAGGACAGATAAGAGGTAAATTGTAAAGGTATGAAGAAGTATATCGTAATTAGAGAGTTCATTCAGCCTAACAAGATACCACGTATCATGGGGCAGTTTGAGACAAGAGATAAAGCGGAAGCCTTTGCTTTGGGGCATGAAGGCAAATGCTGGGTGTATGAAATGAGTATGTAACAATGTGTGGGGAGATAAGGGGGCAACGCCCCCACGGGGCTTCGCCCCTCCCCACGTCAAACACAAGCAGGGATATGATTACAATAATAGAAGAACAGATTTGCGGAGGGTGTAAACATCACGTTTACCACTTCTCCACAATCTCACAAGATTACGATTACTATACTTGCAGACTTCATAAAAGCCCAAGCAAGTGTAATCAAGGTATTAACGATTAAACAATTAAGACAATGAGTAAGATAATATCACTTACAAGCGATGAGATATACAATATCACATCAGCTATTAACGATAGAATAATTCTTCTAGAGGAAACTATTTCGAGTCACAATGATATTCCTATAACGCACAAGCGATTGAAGGAGTTCAATGAGATTAAGGCAAAGTTGAACTATTAAAGTTAAGAGTTATGGCAGCAGATAATATTATAGAGTCTTTCAAGATAGAGCGATATGCCGACAGAGTTGTAGCGACTCCAATACAAACGACTCATGTTGATGATGAAATTGCAGAGCGCATCAAGGGGAACATGAAGGACGTTGGTTACAGATATGTAGGACGTGGCAAGGACAGATACAATAACGGCTACACTCAATATGAGTTGAAACCTAAGAACGTATCAAACAAGGAGTGTGAAGTTATCTACAGAATTAAGATAATGAGATTAGTATAACGATTAAACAGAAGAGACAATGGCAGTTAAAAGAGACCACAAGGAGGTATGTAACGCATTTGACAACTTGCGTCAAGAGTTAGGCGATAGCGCAATGCTAGATAGCCTTTACCAGTTTATCGGCACAAACGATTTAGCCGATTATCTTGAACTCATCGCAAAGGACGAGGATATTTATATAAGCTATGATGGCGAAGTAGATACTTCACGACCTTATGACGATGAGGACGAGGAAGAAGAGGAGGAGGAAGAAGAGTAACTAACTAGGTGGGGAGCAATCCCCACCATAACACTACAAGATTATGAGAAAGAACAAAACTTACGAGCAGCAGAAGAAGTATTACGATGGTAGTAACGAATATGAGAGTTTAGGAGCCATCTTTATGTATTGGCTTGAATGCGGCAACGAGACCGCAGCATCCATGCAGGAGACCTACAGAGAGTGCAACAGAGAGTGCAAGGAGTTCATTTGGGAAGACCTCTACCACCTTTGTAACAACGAAGGAACTTTCGATAGAGAAACGTTCTACAAGTTCGTTAGAATCTTCAACTTTGGCAAGAAGTAAAAGCCGCAGCGGTCAGTTGTTAAGGCACGCATGATGGTTCAAGCCCATCGACCGCACAAGTATAACAATTAAAAGAAAGGAACGAAAATGAAGAAAATTTTAGCTTTGAAAGAGTATTGGAGTCTAATCAACGAGATAAGCGACTATCTCAGAGAAGACCATGACACCATTACCACGAAAATCAACGGAGTTGAATACGTAGTGTACAAACGTCTAAATCCCGACTATGTGGAGTTTATGAACAACGAGACGAAGGAAGTCACTTATGTTGATATTATAGACGAGCCAACCGAGACTTCAAGCCTTTTGGTTCAGTCAGCAGTAAACGAAATAAGATATAGAAAGGGTTAAGTTATGGACATCACAATTTTTGTTTTATGTGCTTTATTTGGAGCCATTTTTGGCTATCAGATTAGAGCGGCTAAAGATATGGAGGACGAGTAATATGAACGTTATCAGAGTAACGAAGACGGCACGCAACAGAGTTGACGTAGTTTTCACTGGGGATAAATATCTGTTTTTCAATCCCGACAACGGATTGATAGCTTTAGCACAGAGACACGAACCAGGTTCGGGCTTATTCCACGTACAACGTACGGAGCAGATAAGCAAGAAGATGATAGAAGAGACCATCACGGACAATGAGCCATCAAGTATTGTTGTGTTAGGTTGTGAATATCACGATGAGTGCAACAAGCCTCAACATACACTACCATACGTAGTGAGTATTAAACTAGAAAAGAGATAAGACAATGAAGAAGAGCATTAAGTTAGTATTGGTAGTGGCAACGATAGTTGCCCTACCTATCATGGCAGCAGGCATGCAGGACACAATCAATGACAAGGAAGTCCTTTTTGACTTCATCGAGTATTGCAAGACTTGCGAGAACCTCAGACAAGTGAATCCGGCAAAGGACTACACCAAGGCAAGCCTTCACGAACTGAAGAGCGCAGCACGTTTCTATGAGGATCAAGAGAACTTCGCCGACTGCACCGACTATCAGCACCAAGCAGAAGTTAACAAGATTATCGGCAGAACTTATGCCGCTAGAATGGTTAACAATAACAAGTAAATTATAGGAGATAAGAATATGAACCAAGTATTAGTGCAGCAGGCAATTAATTACGCTTTTGATTTGAATAAGGAAAATAACAAACGTACTATTATCCTTATCAACGGAATTAACGAAACAGCGGAAGTAAGACCATACCTCGGTCAAATTTTACGCTATGAACGATATATGAATGCACTCATTGTAGAAAGCAGTGACGGCAAGAAGTTTATAGATATTAATAGCATCAATTCAATTCATTGTTACAAACAAAAAATATAGGAGATAAGATTATGAAGACAAATAAGGCAGTTAAGATTAATGCAAACATGGTAGGCGTTGAGGTAATGAATATCCAAGACGCAGTGAAGGCACAAGCCGCAGGGCTTGACCTTGTTGACAAGGAAGGATGGGGATATGATGATTATACCATCGTTGATGATGAGAGCGGAGAAGAGCGAAACCCAACCGAGCAGGAAATGTTCGACCGCATCGCCAAAGACCTCGCAGATGGCAAGGAGGTTTACGCTTGTATGATGCTCGCAAACGACTGGTGTGTGCAGAGAAATGCAAAGACGAACTTGCTATGCGATTTCTATCTTCATCAGAACGTTTACACTATGCACGAAAATAAGATAGTGGAAGGCGAAATCGTCTATCTCTCCCTAGCAAACGGAAGTTTGGGAAACGATGCGGCATCCGCTCTCTATGGTGATATGGCAGAGCAGTTGTACTACAACATTGGTTACTACTTCACAAACGGAAGAACACCACAGATAGGCTTTCAGAGAGAACAGATTATCAAAAAAATCAGTTCTTTGAAGATGCACGCTCACGTAGTGCTGAAGACGAAGAAAGGTGGCTATCTGACTAGAGACCTCGAAGAGATTTTCGCCACCACGGATGAACTTGTAGCTAACTTAATGGAGGGCTAGGATATGACGATAATAATTAAATGCTTCAAGGGGGGAGCCACGCACGTTGACAAGTACAACAAGCGATATAAAGCCAAGACAACGTTCATCATCAAGCAGACACCTTTCCGTGAAAGCTATTACCTCACGAATGGAATGCTAGTAAGCAAGAACACTTGTCTAGAGCGCATCAAGTAGATATTTGTTGCTGATTATAGGGCGAATGCGGTAGAAGCCGCTACAGATGGTTGCAACGTACCATCCGCCCACTAGTATTAACAATTTAAAGAAAGGATTTAAGTATGAAGAAGTATGTAGTTGAGGTAGTAACGAAAGTTATCTACAAAGTAGAGGTAAGCGCAGCATCATCCGAAGACGCAGAGAATGCCGCAGGACGTTTGTACGATTTGGGTGCTTTGGAGAATGGCGAGTTGGAGAGTGTTGCATTTGATGTAGAAGAGAAGGAGGGCGAGTAACATGAAGAAGCAGAAAGTATTCATATTGGTACAACATGGCGTGGACTCTCAAGACAATTCGTGCGTTGATGTTGTAGGAGTTTATTCAACCAAGACAGCAGCAAAGGAGAAAATGGCAGAAGTGGAAAATAATATCCTAGACTTCTACGAGGATGAATATCCCGACTACTTTGAGGTAACGGAAGATAAGGACGAATCATCATGGTGTTGTTCAATCAAGGATAGTACTATGTTTGATGAGTTGTTGATAACGGAAAAGATAGTTGATGAAGATTAAAAGATTAGTGATATGAACAAGCAGTTATTTTATTTCGTCTTCCCTCAGTCAGGGGAGACGATTACAAAGGAAATGAATCCACTAGCGGTGAAGGATGCAGCGGTGAAGTATTTGAAGACTCAGAACGAGGTGAGAGGAGATATTTGCATCATCAAGGACGCTAAGGAGAATGTAATTGCCATGGGCTATGTGAGCGACATGATGAAGGTATCTTTCTTCACCGAGGATGAGACCGTACACGACATCAAGCCCATTGGAGTAATAGAGGAAGGAGGTAAGAAGGCATGAGCAAGGAGGAATGGTTTGTGCTCATCATCTTCATCATTACGATAGTGATGGCAGTACTAGGATAAGAAAGGAGACGTATGGAAAAGGCAAGAATCATAGTTTACGATGATTGGGGCGTGATGCTTGATGAAACCGAGACTTTCTTTGCAAGCAAGGAGCAGTTGGAAGGAATCGTCAAGCAGACCCTTAACCAAACGCACGATGGAGAGGTTGTTGAAGCATGGGTTGGAAGCAAGCTAAAGATGAAGTTCCAATTCAATCGCAAGCACAAGATTGTGCCATGCAAGAACCTGCATCCAGGGTGGGGCGGAAGAAGAGACCGAGCAGGAGCACCGAGCAAGGGCGCAGAAGCCCTAATTAATCGTGTAGTCCTGCATGTGAATGAAGAAACCTTCGGCTTTTGCGAATCCCTAGGCAGAAACAAAGCAGAGTGGATAAGACAAGCTATCAGCGAGAAGCGAGAGCGAGACGGAAATGACAAAAAAGCAGGGCACTAGGCTCTGCTTTTTTGTTACCACATTATCATTCTGTTACTTTGCATCCACATATAGGAAAGTTGTCTCTTATATTCTTTTATGCAAGCTAAACATGCCTTTGCTTTCCATTTGGTGGGCGTTCCTACTACGACAAACTCAACCCTTTCTTTGTGGATGAACGCATGATCAAAGGAAGTTTCCTTCTCTTCTGTCGTTGGGTATACACGTCTTTCAATGCCATACTTCGCAGCCTTCTTTAGCTTGCGAGGAATACGAGCCCTAAATCTTCCAAAGAACCTTTTACGCATGCCCACCTCTCTTTCTTCTTGACTTTGTGAATATCGTTAGAGTGAGATACATACTTGTATCACGGCTATGCCAAATGTAAATACGAAACCTATTGGACTGACGTATAGTTTCGAGCCTTTTGGGGAATCGAACATCGTACCACTCTCTCGCCATGAACGACTTCCACCATTTCTTAGATTTTCTAATACTAGTCATAACTCTATAATTTTCGATTTTACTAACTAAACCTTCTGCCTTTCAGTATCACTACTTTTTTGTGGTGTTCAGCCGCATCTTGCAACTTACGGAGAAGTTCTTTCTGTGCCCAACGCAGTTTGGCATCAGTCAAATACTTATCCATTGCCTTTGTCAGGTCTGTCCATGTTTTAAATGTATATCCCCACTGTCTAGCTTTCAGGTACGCCAATTTTTTACGTTCTTGAAGTTTAGCCGTATCTTTAATATTACGAACCAGTTTTAGAGCTATCAATTGCGGTTCTGATAGAGTTATACGCTTACCGTACTCACTCAAATCTACGTTTACTATTGCCATAAAACCATTATTTTAATTGTTCACACGCTTTCTTTTCCCACTCGGCAAAGGAAAGAATATCCTTGCCCTTGCCGAACACTCTCATGTGTCGCTTGTAGCTATTGTATGCCGCAAGCTTGACTTCTTCCATTTCTGTCATACGCTAGCCCTCCTTCTCTTTCTTCAGTGCTGCAGAATACTCTTCAATGGCGTTGTAGTCCTTCTCGCTAATCTCGGTCACGTTCTCGATGATGATGGTTGAAGGAATAATGTCAATATCCTTGAAATAGTTCTCTACACACTTGATGGTCTTGAAAATTGGATAGAACTTCAGTTCATCCTCATCTTCTGTTCCTTCAAAGCAAGAGTGAACAGAGGTCATTGTTCTTGTGCCGTTCTTACGCATGAAGGACGCTACTGCATAATAAAATCTTTTCTTTTCCATTGCTATGTATTTTTAAAATTAAAACTTTACTCTTTTCTTCCAACCATAAGATATATATTAAAAGCCCCCTCCGAAGAGAGGGCAATTAGCTTACTTCACCATCATCATCTGAGGAACATTGCCATATACTGGCAACTTGCCATCCCACTTCTCAATCCACATCTTCTGCAAGATAGCAGGAGTAAGAGAAGCAGTCTTCAACTCATTCGCTTCACGCTCAGCCTTTGCCTGCACAAGCATCTTCTCTGCTTCTGCTTTCTTCACGGCTACCTCGTTGAGAGCACGCTGCGCTTCCTGAATGGCTTTATTCTTCTGATTGACAGCTTCAACAATCGAGCTTGGATATTTCAATCCAGAAGTAAGCTGCTCTAGGTGGAAATGTTCCTTGGCGAGAGCCTTGCTAAGTTGGGCTTCAATGGCTTTCTCCACCAAATCACGATTGCTCACGATTTGGTCGGTAGTGTATTTGTTCAGCTGAATGCGGAAAGCATCCTTCACGTAGTTGAACAAAGTACCATTCACAATATCGTCCAGCCCCTTGCGGTACTTCTTGAATACTCTTGGAGCGTTGCCGTCAACCATCTTCAGTGATACGGTAGGATCCACGGTGAACTCCGAGCCATCCTTGGCGTTGATGGTGAATGCAGGATAGTCGATAGTCTGAACATAGGTAGGGTACTCGTACACCTCTTCCGTGAAAGGATTGTACCACACACGACCAGTAACGAGACTCACATCATCTACTCCCTTGTCGGAACCATAGAGGTTCACCAAGATGCCCTCAGAGCCTGCATCTACACGCTCACTACAAGAGGTAGCCGAAAACAACGCTGCACCGAGCAGCATAAACACACACAAATGATTAATCTTTCTTTTCATTCTCTTTCTTATTTTTGAATGTTAAACAATTTGTTGCAACTGAAATCAATATCCAAAGGTTAATACCGAGAATGCCCATAATGTTCACTATCGTATTAGCCTTGTTAACTGCTTCAAAGCAAGCATCTATCACAAGAAACGTCATGAGCACCCAACTCACAAACGCTACAACCTTCCACTTGATTTTCTTCATAACCTATATTTTTAGTTCATGTTCATTATTCTTTTTTAATAATAATCTAAATAATTATCAAAAATGGATAGATTTTGGATTCCTTTGGATTCTAGGTTTCCCCTTATTGCGCACGAACGTGAACGACAAGAAAACCTAAGACTCCGAGCATGGATGAGTTCCATCATCCCCCATCATCTGACCACTTGATAAATCTACATCAGTTAGTCTAAGCAGCTTTCGGTGTAGTTACCGCCTTGCCCGCCTTCTGCTATCAGTTCCTGCGGTGTCACCATGCATCCTCTTGTGACTTGGGTTTTAAGTCAGCGTAGCCGAGTGGAGTTAACCGACAAACTACCATGACTGCCAATAAAAACTCGGGGAAAATAAAAATCCCCAAGTCGTGTGACGCCGACCTAGGGATTTCGTGATTGTATATTGAACCTATTGAATACAGGTAAAATATCGAAGCTCTTGCATCAATCGTCACATTGACGAGTGCAAAAGTACACAATCATGGACAAATATCCAAGTATTTATACACTCTTTAACTAAGAAAAAGCACAAAAAGTTTGTAACTAATTGTATTTCAGTTATTTAAATCGCCTTTCCTATTTTTAAAGCGTATAAATATCAAAAATAAGTTGCAAAAAGTTTGTGATATAAAAAAGTTATCAGTATCTTTGCAGTAATGAAATAAGTGGCTGAAGGTTAGTCTGTAAGATAATCTTTGTTGTGACCCCAACGGAATCACGAAAAAAGGTGGACTAGTCATAACGACCAGTCCACCTTTTTTTTCTGCATATCCATCTATCCGTTTCACATGCAGCTCGTTACGCCCAGCGTGGCGCCGATGGCTGTGAGAAGCGAAATCAAAACCTTAAGTACAAGTTTCCAGTTTTCTTTCGACATAGGCTTTTCCGTTTAGTGATTGATAATTACGTGAATAGAACAGGAGAGAGGAGCCCCCGCTCTGGGGGGCTGTCTTCTAGATGGTTACATCCGCAGAGTCGCCATTACCCTCGTCCTTGCCGGTCTGCGAACCGCCGCCAGTGGTCTCCCCGGTGTTTCCGCCAGTGTTGCCGCCAGTAGTGTCACCAGTAGTGCCGCCGTTCTCCTTGCCGTCGCCCTCAGTATCCTCCACATCATTCGAATCCTTGGAAGATACGTTCTTCACAATCTTGCCGTTGCGGTCGTAGCAGGTGATGCTGATGCTCGTGTTGGCAAGCTCCTGCTTAATCTCCACACTAGGGGTGAAAATCACGCGGCGCAGGGTGATGAGCTTGCTGCTCACCTCATCCACCGACTTCACCGCATCGGCACGCAGACCGAATCGCATGGTGCCCAGACCCGGGATAGCCACCGAGTGACCCTCTGTGGCCCATGCCTTCAGCACCTCGCTCAAGGCTGAGTAGGCCACCTTCATCACGGCGGTGGTGAGTCCGCCACGGATGGCAGCCTCCTGAATCACCTTCTCCGGGGTGAGCTTGTTGTAGAACATAGGCTGCATCACGTACATGTACACATCCTTCTCCTTACTCAAATAAGCGATCTTGCGCTCCACTGCTTTTACATTAATTCCCATAACATTTTAAGTTTTTAGTTCAATAAAAATGCAGATTCCTTTGTATCTCTGCAAGCCGTTGTGTTTCAACGACAATGCAAAGATACAAAATTTGGAGCCCAAAAACAAGGAATGTTCGCCAGTTCATCAGAAAAACATGAATATCAAGCGTAGATTAGTTCTTCTTCAGTAGATTATCCAGACATTTCACGATATAGGCCGGAGGCGTATCCACCTGATGCTTCGCCATCGCCCTATAGGCTGCTTTGAAACACTGATTCACGGGGTCCCTGTCTTCCAGGGTGAGGCGTTCGCTCAAGTCATACGCCACTTTGGAGTTTACATTCCAGGGAGCTTCGGTAAGTACTTTTCTGAGCTTGAATTTCATGAATACCAACTCCTCCCTGTCTGCAGGCTTCAGCGCATTCTCATCCTCGTTGCGAAACTTGATTTCAAATATCACAAGACTCCCGTAAGTTCCAACCACCTGATTGCGGCAGGTGGCTATCGTATGAATGACAATGTAATCAAGAAGATTATAATTGTAAGCATTCTTGATTTCCTCCTCAGCCACGGACAACTGGAAATACTCCAGATTTCCCGTGCCACGATACACCGTATTGCTGGTGAGCAGAGACAGAATCTCGGCAGGACGAAACTTCACGTAACCCTGCTTCAGGCGACTCTCGCTCAGAAGATAAAGACAGCGGGCCGACTGGTGGCGGAACGACTCATAAACCTGAGGCAACACCTTGAAATAACCCAAATCCAAGGCGAAATAATACTTCGCCACCTCTATCGGCATCTCCAGAATAACTCTCTTCTCCTGACCCACCTTGTGATCCCTCACGTAGCGCAGAAGATAGGCAAACTCCCTGTAACACAGGGTAGGAGAGGAACCCGAAGAGTCGGTATAAGGGATGCCCACCGGCTTCTTGCCGATGTCCTTCAACGCCTTCTCCAGGTTGCGGTAATGCGACTTGCAAGGCTCCAATGCCTTGTAAGGAACTTCCAGGCGCAGCATGTTGTCAATGCGCTCAAAAGCGCTGAAATCCATTTCGCCATGGTGAGCCTTCTGGCTGATAGCCAGTCTGATCTCCTTCTGGTCAAACACATCAAGTCTGAACAGATACTTCTGTTCTTGCGGGCTGTAGCTGTGGTGCAGGGCGCAATGAGTACCAAGCTCGGTGGCTTCGGTAAGTGTAAAAAAGTTGTTTATTCTTTTCATTGTCCTCATAATTAGGATAGTTTATATAAAGTGGGGGTGGCAATGAAAAAAATCATGGGGATACGACGAGCGAAAGTATGCACCAGTGTTATTCGGCATTTTTTTTCTGGTACTTATCCAAAAATCGTCGAATCAGACCAGAAATCTTCGCTTGTCGCACCCCCATGTCATATCATGAGTTTGCGCACGAATGCTCTAGTCTGAATTTGATTTTTGGATACCCTAGGATAAGGAATTATTGCCGAACCTTTTCCTAGAGGCTTTTGCTTCAAATTCAGAGATAAACTCTGCAACGTTGGCAGCCTATTGATAGCCTGCCCTATGTCTGCCAATGGTCTTTTACAACCAAAGTGCGCTGCAAAGATAAATATTTATTTTGAAACAAACAAGTTTTTACCAGTTTTTTTTCATTTTTACCGAAAAAAACTTCGAAACCGTCATGACCATCTTTCTCTCTTTTTTCTCTATATATCATATAATCATAATTCTAGAAGCGCAATTTTCGCTGATAACCGTCTGATTGATAGGTAGATATATTTTTCTCCTCATATCAGATGTAACAGTCCCTCCCGGGAATCTGATCAAAGGTAAGGGTTTCCACTGTCGGCAGGTAATACTTTTTCCGCTTTTCTTATCCGGGGTAACTATCCATAAATTTCTCTTATCAGATGTAACCAGCTTAGGAAAATCTTCAACTCTCTTATCAAAAGCAACCAGTTAAGGAAACGTAAAAAACAAGCCCCGCTTGCGGAAATCGTCGGGAACCGCCGCATAGCGTCAGTACTTCAAAAACGGATTTTGTAACTTTGCAGTGTTCAAACCAATGGACATCGTAGATTATTAACTTTAAAATGCAAGATTATGGCTAGATTGATTACAATGATTGTGGTTCACTGCAGCGCTACTCGCTGCAACCACCCTTACCCAGTGCAGCAACTCTTTCACGACCATGTAGAGGTGAACCACTGGCGCTACATCGGTTACCACTTCTACATCACACGAAGTGGCAGAGTGGAGACCACCCGACCTCTGGAGAGAATGGGCGCACATGCCAAGGGGCACAATGCCCACAGCATCGGCATCTGCTACGAGGGAGGACTCGACGAGCAGGGACAGATAGCCGACACCCGCACCGAGGAGCAGAAGAAGGCGATGGCGAAACTCATCGTGCAACTGAAGCAGCAGTTTCCCACCATCCACAAGGTGCTGGGCCATCGCGACCTGCCAGGTGTGCAGAAAGCATGCCCATGCTTCGATGCCACCACGCTTCAGCCACTGTTACATCTGAAATGTAAATCTTAAAGAATGTATCTTTTTGATACAAGTAACGGAATTTTTATGTAACTTTGCCATCAGAACAGAATCAATAACTAAAAACTTAAACTAGATGAGTGTTACAAAACAACATTTCGTAGAACGTAGAATGATGGGCAAGCAGGAGCTTGCTCATCTCTACTTCCCCCACAGCAAGCAGAATGGGCATGCGGCAAGGGATAAGTTCATGGATTGGGTAAAGGGATGTCATCCGCTTTATGCCAAACTGCTGGAACTGGGCTACACGCCATCGGTTCATGATTTCTCGCCCAAGATGGTGGATTACATCTTCTACTATCTGGGGGAGCCCGACGGGGTATGATTCCCCCTTTCTTGAAGGCTAAGAATATTTATCCTTAAGGCAAAAAATATTTTCCCTTAAGGCTAAATATATTTACCCTTAAGGCTAAATATTTCATTCGTACTGAAAACAATTAAAAGAGTAAGATCATGGAGATTAAAATCATTCGTTTTGGTAGATATCATCATGCCGTAAGTGGCAGGTTGCTGATAGATGGTCAGCACGTTTGCGATACCTTGGAGCAGGATACCGGCAGTCTGCCCGAGGGGGAGTATGTCATGTGCCGCAACAAGGCATCGGCATTACCTTATTATATATATAGTGGAAAGGAGGATATAGGCAGCGGTTTGGAGCAGAAAGCAGATTGTGCTAAGGAGCAGAAATCAGATTGTGTTCCGGAGGAGAAAAACAGGAAGGTTTTTCTGTCGATGGGGAATGGCATTCATGGCTGGCGCCGCCGTTGCATCATCGTGGGCGAGTGCCTTCATCTGGGCTTCCTCATCCGCAGTCAGGAGCATTACGATCAGCTTCTGCCCCGTCTCCGCATGCAGCTGGTCCGCCATCGCCCCATCGTGGTGAAGATCTCCCGTTCCCCCGATTTCGTGGATGCGCCGTAAACGGAAGCCGCCTGAATGTTTTTTACCTTCGTATAAAAGTATAAGCCCCCAGCCCGCTTGAGAAAGTAGGCTGGGGGCTGTTGTTTTATTTATACAGCTATTCCATTACGCATTATATCATCATATAAGGGTGATGAAAAGATTTTTCTAGATGCAAATATCGTATAAAAAAATCAAGTTTCGCAAGTAACCTCCGGTCCCCGAAGGGGGCCAACTTTCAATAACCGCTGGTGGAATGACCGAAGGTCATGGAACCTGCGGACAACCAATAGTAGGGAGAAAGCGTCCCCAAAGGGGGCGAACC